CAAGGCCGTGGCGGTGACACAATGTTGGCCCATATCAATCCACGTGAAGCAGAAGTCTTACGTCGTATGGGCGGTACTGGCACGATTAACACTAACACTGGTTTGCATGAATTTAAAAAAGGTATTCTTAAGTCTATTGGTAAGGTCTTTAAATCAGTAGCTAAGATTGCTTTACCTATTGCAGCTACTGCGATCGGTGGTCCTTGGGCTGGTGCAGCAGTTGGTGCTGGTCTAGGTGCCATGGACGGTGGTGGTTTAAAAGGTGCTATCTTAGGTGGTCTTAGCGGTGGTTTAGCTCCTGGTGGCGTACTAGGAGGCTTCTCTAAAACTGTAGGTTCTGGCATAACTAGCATGCTGCCATCTAGTATCGGTAACGCGCTAACAAGCGTAATTAGCCCTGCTACATTAGGTTCTACAGTCCTCGGCGGTCTAGGTTCTACTGTTTTAGGTAAAGGATTCTTGCCTGGTGCTTTAATGGCAGGCGGTATGTCAGCTATGGCACCTACCGTTGAAGGTTTGGTTGGCAGCGCTAAGAACTATTTGACTGGACCTGGCGGAGTGTTCTCATCTCAAGCTGGTGGTACAGGTATTAACTTGGGTAATGTTCCAGCAGGCGGAGCAGGAGTTAACTTGGCTAATGCAACAGGTCCTGGCGTTAACTTAGGTACTTTTGATCCAGGCGCTGCGATTAAAGATTCAACCGGAAACATTCTAACAAACTTGGGTAGTGGCAGCACCGCTGCTGCAAATGCAGGTAACGTAGCAGGAGCTGCGCCAAGTACTGGATTGTTTGGTTCAGGAATTTCTGCTGGTAACGTATTAACAGGTTTGACAGCACTAAATGCACTTGGTGGCATGTCAATCCCTGATGCACAAATGGCAATCCAAAATGCTGGGTTAACAGAAGAACAAAAAGCAGCAATGAATCGTGAGTTAACTGACTATACAGCACGTTGGAATACTACAACGCTACCTCAATCAGGCACCCCTGAATATACTGAATTGATGGACCGTATTCAACGTGGTATTGGCGTTAACTTTATGAATCCTACTATCACAACGCCTCAAACTGCGATGGCTAAAGGCGGAGCATTGTCAAATGTAGCTATGCTAGCGCGTGGTACAGGTCACGGCAGAAGTGATACAATAAACGCCAGATTGTCTGATGGTGAATACGTGATCGATGCTGAAACCGTAGCGTTGCTGGGTAACGGTAGCACCAAGGCTGGAGCTTCTGCTCTTGACCAAATGCGCGAACAACTTCGTAAACAAAAAGGTAAGTCCTTAGCCAAGGGTAAGTTTAGCCCAGACGCTAAGTCACCATTAGCATATTTGAAAGGAGGGGTAAAATAATGGCCTCTTGGACAGACGCACTATCTGGATTATTTCAAGGCACGCCTCAGGCAGCGCCATCTTATACCACTTCAACATCAGATGTACCTAAGTGGCTGCAAGACTATACCGTTGACTTGTTTAGTCAGCAACGTGCTGTATCAGCTTTGCCTTACCAACAATACCAATTACCCCGTATTGCGCAAACTACGGCTCCTACGCAGCGAGCATACGACGTAGTTGGCCAGTCAATTGGTCAATTTGAGCAGCCAGTAACATCAGCAATCACAGGGACACAAAACTTAGCTGGGACTGGTTCTTACGCTAACGTAGGCAACTACATGAACCCATACAATCAAGCTGTAACTGATCAGATTGCTAAACTTGGTGCTCGTAACTTAACAGAAAACTTGTTACCTGGCGTCTCTGACCAGTTTATCAGAGCTGGTTCGTTTGGCGGTTCTCGCATGGGCGAGTTTGGTAACCGCGCTGTTCGAGATACTCAAGAATCTATCTTGAACCAACAAGCTAACGCTCTGCAACAAGGATACACTCAAGCCCTAGGTGCTAGTCAAGCTGACCTACAACGTCAACAAGCAGCCCTTGGCCAGACTGCAGAACTTGCTAAGTTACGTCAAGGTTTATCTGCTTCAGACGCTGCTCAATTACAATCAATTGGTGCAGAACAACAAGGTCAACAACAGCGCGGTTTAGACGTAGCTTACCAAGACTTTGTAAATCAAATGCAATTCCCACAGCAGCAAATCAATGCTATGTCTACAACTTTACGTGGTTTGCCACCTGCTGCTGTACCTACAACAACTAACCAAGTTGGTGCTACTACACAGTTTGCACCTAGCCCACTGTCACAAATTGCATCTGCGTACTTCACTTCTAAAGCATTAGGAACATAACTATGGCTTACAATCCTTTATTAGATAGGGTGATGGCTGACTACGGTCAGTATTTACCACAACCTGCTCAAGGCTACGCTACAGGCGGTAACGTTCCTGCGCATGAAGCTAACTTAAAAGCTTACGAAGAAGCTTTAGCTAATCGTCCTAAGATCACTAAAGAAAAATACTACTACAAAGGCTACCCACTTAAATACTTAGAAGGCGAAGGTAAGTGGGAAGAAGATGTGCCAGACACTACGACTCGTCAGCTGGTTCCTATGGGAATGGCGGGCGGTACGATGGGCAGTTTTCAACCTGCTGGTTTTGGTATGCCGGAAAGTGGAGTATACACTGCTAGCGGCGAGCCTTACAAAAATTTAGGTATGCTAGGCGGCGACCAAGGTGCTAAATACGTTTACAAAGATGTGAAAGAACCTGGCTATCGCTTGCAATACGAATATGACCCACGCTTATACGAATGGGACGAATACGGTCGTAACATTGGCATGAAGCCACAATTGTTTGGCGGATCTTTAGGAGGTCTCTCTATGGCAGGTATGGGCAGTGATCCATTTAAGGTAGGAAACTCTGTTCGCGGTGGATTTGCTCGAGGCGGTATGGTTAAAGGCTACGCTGAAGGCGGTGAAAAAGAAGAGGATCCATACGCTTACGCTCCTATTCAAGTACCAGACATGCAACAAACTATGGCACCTAACTTTATGCCAGTTGCTACTGGTCAAGTAGAACCAACTGGTGGTGGATATGTTCCTAGTCAAGCTCCTATGGCTATGCCTACATCTGCTACATCTAACCCAGCGTTAAATGCGTTGCTTGCACAATATACCTCAGACGTTGATTATAGCCCTGAGTTAAAACAAGCAAGAGCAGATCGCAAAGCTAGTGAAGCAGCATTTGGTAAAACACTTGATTCATTGATGACGTCAGCTGATGGCGGTCCTTCTAAAGCAGAGATGTACTTCCGTCTTGCTGCTGCCTTTGGCACACCTTCTAAGACAGGCGCTTTTGGCGAAGGTCTAGCTCAGGCTGCTGGTGCAATGGCTGAGACTAAGAAAGAAGAACGCATATCAGGCACAGCTAAACGTAAACTTGCTGCTGACATTGCCATGAAGAAACAAGAGTTGGCTCTTGAAGCTGCTAAGGATACAGAGAAAACATTACTTGGTCTTCAGTCTGAAGCTAACAAGGATCGTCGCGAGTTTATTAAAGCACAAGTTAAAGAGCTTATTGACTCAGGCAAACCTCAGTCTAACGCTGGTAAGATTGCTAAAGATAAAGGTCTTACACCTGGCACCAAGGAATATCAAGAAGAAGTTGACAAACAAGTTAACTTGGAGATTGAGAAAACTATTGGCGCAATTAAAGCTCAGTTGCAAACAGGTAACATTGCCTTGGCTAACCTTGGTATTCAACAAGAAAAAGCACAACGAGAAGCAATTAAACTTGAACCAGATGAACGCAAAGCAATCCGCGATGACGAAGATGCTATGTTTGCTGCCAAGTCTACTATTAAGAACCTTAACACTGCTCTTAGCTATGTTGACCAAGCCTTTACTAATACTGCAGCAGATCAAGCACAGTATAAGAAGCTTAAACAAACTAACCCTAACGATCCACGCGTGAAAGCAACTGAAGAGTTAGAAAACTTGATTGGTCAAAACGTGGTTGGTAGCTTGAAAACAACATTTGGTGGTAACCCAACTGAAGGCGAACGTCGTGCATTGCAAGAACTTGGTGGCCTAGGTTCAGCTAACAAGGATGTTCGTAAAGCTATCATGAAGCGTGCTGCCAAAGCACTTGAAGAAGCAGCTGACTACCGCAGTGCTCGTATTTCTAAGATTGAAACTGGTGGTTATCGCAAGAAAACAGAGGAAAAATAAACATGGCTGAACAACGTCAGTACGTTTTACCAGGCGGAGAGGTCAGGGACTATACTCCTAGCGCCCCTTTTGACGCTCGTACCTTCTTTGGTCAAGGTATGGCCATGGGAGGTGGCGATGAACTAGAAGCTTGGGTTAAATCTAAGTTAACCGGTCGTCCATACGAAGAAGAACGTCAAAAAGCAATTGGCAAGGTTAGAAGCTTTGCAGCGCAGTATCCAGCTGCAGCAGCTACCCAAGAATTCCTTGGCGCGGCTGTTCCTTCAGTCTTGACTTCGTTTATTCCACCTCTAGAATCTGTGACTGCTCCACGTTTAATCGGTGCATTAGACCGTCTTCGTCAAGGCGTAGCATTTAATCCTGCTAATCCTGTTCTTAGTGGTGCTAAGGTTGGTGCAGGTTATGGCACAGTTGGTGGTGCCTTGTCTGCTGAACCTGGCAGCCGTGGAACTGGCGCTGTGATCGGCGGCCTAGGCGGTACATTGTTCGGTGCAGGCCTTCCTATCTTAGCAACTGCTGGTAAGAATATTGGTAGCTTTGCTTTGCGCAATTTAACAGGTCCATCAGAGCGTGGTGCTACTAATGTAGGTACAAATAAACTAATTGATGAGATGCGTAATGCTGGCTTGACCACTGAAGATCTTAAGAACTTTAGTCAAGAAGACTATCAACGTCTTGGCATTCCTTCTATGGTGGCTAACTACCTTCCTTCTACTACTGAGGCTGTCGTGGCGAAGGCTGGTACACAAGAAGCTGGCAAGCTTGCAGGTAAACTACAAACACAACAACGTGGTGAAACAAAACGAGTTGAGCAGCGTTTCAAAGACAAGTTAAAACCAAAAGACTACTTTACTACATCTGACGAATTGACTTCAGAGCTTCGTACTAATGCCAAGACTATGTACGATGAAGCTTACGACTTTGGCGAAGTTAAGGATCCAAGGATCTTAGAAGTATTAAACCATCCTAAGTTTAAAGCTGCCTTCGAAGATGCTAAGTCTATTGCTTCTACTGAAGCTGCAGCTGCAAAATTGCGTGGTGAAGATCCAGCTAAGTACAAACTAAAAGAAGTGTATGTACCTAAGGAAGTTAAGCCTGGCATCTTTGAGATGGAATTGAAAGAGATCCCTGATGTTCGCACGTTAGACTATATCAAGCGCGGTATTGATTCTGTCATTGAAAAAGGCTACAAAGGCGAAGGCATGTCTTCAGCTGAAGCTAACGCCTTGAAGAACTTACGCAAAGAATTTGTTAACGCTATCGATGAGAACGTTCCTGCTTATGCCGCTGCTAGAGCTAAGTATGCAGGCGACCTTGAAGTCAAAGATGCTTTAACTATGGGCATGAAAGACTTTAACAAGTTAAAACAAGAAGAGATCACTAAATTCTTGTCTACCGCATCTGATGCTGAAAAACAAGCATTTAGAACGGGTGCCATGAGATACTTACAAGACACTATCTTTGATAAACCTAACGCTGCTGGCACAATTTTGCGTTCTGACAAAATGGGCAATAAACTGCAGGCGATGTTTGATACACCTGAAGAATACGCGTTGATTAAAGCAGCCTTGGAAAAAGAAGCACTATTCTATAGTAGAGCAGGCGACGCTTTAGCAGGATCCCGTACAACACCTAAAGCTGAAGCTATTCAAAGGGTAGAAGCTGCGCCATCAACTGGTCCTGGTAACATCGTGGGATCAATTGTTAAATTCCTGGTTCACGGTGAAGACAAGGTCTCGCCTCAAGTCATGGGTAAGATGGCTGACATGTTGTCTGCAGGATCCCCTACTGAAGTTGCTGCTGTTGTTAAAGCAATTGAAAAACGTGAGAAAGCTGAAAACGCTAAGCGTATTGCCGGTGAAGCTGTTGTTAAAGGCACGATTGGTGGTACAACTGGCGGTACTGCTACCCCGATGGTTGATTCAAGTGAAGTTTCAGGTGGCGACATCATGCTAAACGAACTCATGGACTACTACAATTCTTGGAAACAAGGATCAGGCGGTGGTGGCGGTGAACGTTAAAAGCTAGTAGGAAACACAAGGAACCCGCACAAAGTTGCGGGTTTTTTATTATTTAAAATTCAATAACTTACAAACTTACTAATATTTCTTAGTTTTTTGAAGAGATAACTTGTTGATTTTATTAAGATATTAGTACGCGTTTCCTGATATAGTTTTTAAAACTAGCTAATTAGCCCGAAAGGTTGACCAGGTCTACATATATAGGAGCAAATATCAGCAGTATTAGTAAAACCGCGAAATAAAAACGCACAACAATTAGTATCATTTATTCCTATATATACAAGCAAATACTTTTTGAGCAAAAGCTAGACCCATCTTTGGTCTGTGGCTAATTAGGAAGCTGTTTACATTGCGCACTTTGCTGATATTTTGCTAATACTGCTGATATTGTTTGGAGTCAACGAATGTTGACGTGACCAATATATCACGCGTTTTAGAGAAGTAAAACAACTTTTTTTGTTAAAAATCCTGTATACGACGTAAAAGATCTTTGATATATTGGTCACACCATCAAGCATGATGGCATTAGAAAGGATAGAACGTGTTTAAGACAAAACCATTGGCACATCAATTAGAAGCATTTAACGTCTCTAAAGATTTAAAGTCGTTTGCATTGTTGTGTGAGCAAGGAACAGGTAAGACAAAAATTGCTATTGACAAGACTGCATACCTATACGGTAAAGGTCAGATCAATGCATTGTTAGTTATTGCGCCTAACGGAGTGCATCGTAATTGGATTATTAACGAGATCCCTAAGCACATGCCAGATTATGCGTGTGCCAGAAGCGCGTGGTACGCATCTTCTATGAAGGTAGAAGAACGTAAGACGTACGAAAAACTATACGATCCAGGTGCTGATCTGCGCGTCCTTGCTATGAACATTGAGGCTTTATCCACTGAGAAAGGCCGGAAGATAGCAGAAAAGTTCTTACGAACCTTTAGCGCACACATGATTGTTGATGAATCTAGTAAGATTAAACACTTTTCTACGCAGCGTACAAAGCATATTATTAAACTTGGTAAGTTAGCTAAGTACAAGACTATTGCTACAGGTACCCCTGTCACTCAAAGTCCGTTAGACATATTTGGTCAGTTCATGTTTTTAGATGAAGACATATTAGGTACGTCAAGCTTCTTTATCTTTAAAGCTAGATATGCACAATTGTTAGATGAGTCATCACCTATCTTACGCCATATTATGCAAAGAACAGGCGGTAGACGTGCTCCACAGATCATTGCTACTGACAAAGAAGGTCGTCCTTTATACAAGAATCTAGACGAATTACAGAAGCTTATAGCGCCACATTCATTTCGCGTATTGAAAAAAGACTGTTTGGATTTACCTGACAAGGTTTACCAACGTCGATACTTTGATTTGGCACCAGAACAAAAAGCTGTCTACAAAGACATTAAAGAAAACTTACGGATTGAATTTGCTAATGGCGACTTTGAAGCAATGTCAAAGCTAACAGCTGTATTGCGTTTGCAACAAGTCACTTGCGGCTTTATTCCTGGTGAAAATGGCGAGACTCCTATTTTTGAGAAAGGCAGCTTAAACCCAAGAATCCGCACTCTAATGGAATTGCTTGAGGAAACATCAGGCAAAGCTATTATCTGGGCAAGGTTTAGAAAAGACATTCAGTTGATTTATGAAGCTCTAGAGGAAGAATATCCAGGCCAGACAGTCTTGTATTATGGCGACGTGTCATCAGACGATCGTGCTAAGGCCATGAAGGACTTCCAAGAAGACAACAAGATTAGATTCTTTGTTGGTACGCAAGCAGCTGGCGGTACTGGTTTGACTTTGACAGAAGCTAGTACCGTGATCTACTATTCCAACACATTTAGCTTGGAAGATCGCTTGCAATCTGAGGATCGTGCTCACCGTATTGGTCAAAAGAATACTGTGACATACTACGACATTGAAGCAGTTGACACGATAGATAAAAGAATTATTGCAGCGCTAAGAATGAAAAAAGACGTTGCAAACCTAATAACAAAAGACCCTTTAATTGATTGGATTTAAGATGCCTGCAGTATACGTAACACAAGAAAAAGCTAGGAAAGTTGATGGCCAGTGGGTATCAGAGTTTGACTTAACACCAGCTATAGAGTTTGGACAAGTTGAGATCTTAATGCCACCTGGTCATTCTTTCTTCTCACCTGTTCCAGTAATTAGAGCTTTGCGTGAGAAGCTTAAAGATTTTTCAGATGACGACTATTTGTTGCCAATTGGAGATCCATCTATTATGGTTGCCGCTGCCATGATTGCAGGTGAAAAAACAGGCGGAAGGATTAAGTTATTAAAGTGGGATCGTTTCCAACAGGCTTATATCCCAGTTCAACTTGATACATCAGGAAAGGCAGTATAATGGAAGATTTAGAAATTAGTGTATCCAACAATGCCTTAAAGCAAATTGCTAATCTCGCTAAGAGACAGCAAGAAGCTGAGAGAGCAGTATTGGTTAAAGAAGACGAACTTAAGCAAGCGGAAGCTGAACTTAGGTTAGTGCAAGAAGATCTATTGCCAACAGCTATGGCGGAAGCCGGCATGAAAGCATTCACTCTTGACAATGGAGCCAAGATCACCATTAAGGACGATGTGGCTGTGTCAGTTCCGGCTGATAAAAAGAGAGATGCCTACGCATGGCTGCGTGAAAGTGGCTTTGGCGATTTGATTAAAAATACCGTGGCAATTGACTTTGGGCGTGGCGAAGACGACAGTGCCGAAGCTTTAAAAGAGTATTGTCAAGAGCATGGTATGAATTACAGTGACAAAGAGGGTGTTCATGCTCAAACGCTAAAAGCTTTTATTAAAGAGCAAATGGCTAAGGGTGTAGACGTTCCTTTGGAATTGTTTGGAGCCTATCCATATTCGAAGGCTGTGATTAAGTAGTACCTCTTGAGATTGCCGGAGGCTAAACTTGGCAGTTATTTTAGAAAGTTAGGAGTAATATTATGGCTACAGATGTAGATTTAAAAAAGAATACGGCATTAGCAGTTGTTGATTATGACGAAGATGCTGGTAGTGGTTTTGAGCAAGCTGATAAGGACGCCTATGCAATACCGTTCTTAAGCGTGTTGCAATCTGGTTCACCTCAAGTGAAAAAATCTGATGGTGCCTATATTAAAGGCGCAGAAGAAGGCTCACTATTTAATAGCGTTACTCAAGAAGTTGTTGGCGGTGATGTAGGTGTACAAGTTATTCCTTGTTACTACACTCGTCGATTTGTTCGCTGGGGCGCTCGTGAAACTGGCGGTGGTTTTAAAGCTGAATACACACCAGATGATCCAATTATCTCAACTGTTAAAAACATCGATGGTCGTTCATACTTCCAAGATGATAAAGGTGAGATCAATCCTAAGACTAGTGACGTGTTAGTTGATACACGCAATCACTATGTGTTGATTGCTAAAGCAGACGGTTCATTCAGTCCTGCAGTAGTGTCAATGACTAGTTCACAATTGAAAAAGTCGCGTCAATGGATGAGTAAAATGGACGGTTTAAAATTTACTGGTAAAGATGGCCAAGTAAAAACTAAGCCAATGTTTAGTCATTTGTATACCTTAACTACTGTGCCTGAGTCAAATGACGCTGGTTCATGGTTTGGTTATAAGATTACTTTAGGCGAAGAAGTCAGTGCTGTAAGCCCTGCATTGTACGCTGCTGCCAAAGCATTCCAAAAATCAATCACTGCAGGCGAAGTCAAGGTTCAACAACCTATGTCTGACGCTGGTGTTGAGATAACAGAAGACTTTTAAGCGGTAACCGGTCGAAAGACGCCGGATAAACGTAACCGGCAATTATTTAAGGGCTAGAAAGATGAAAGAAAAAACAAATAAGCTAGTGAATAGACTAGCTGTATTATACGAAGGCTTGGACAGAGCCCATGGACAATTTATCATTACTGGAGTCAAAGGCTCTGGTAAGATTGAAGGCCGTGCAACTACTGTTTTAGGCCGTGTGTCTGAAGGACATTGGCTAGAACATTTGCAAGGAACACTTGGTGTAGGCGTAGTACCTATCAAGGATGATGGCACATGTAATTGGGGTGCCATTGACATCGACGTCTATCCTATAGACTTTAAGAAGATTCAAGACAAGATTGACGAGTTTAAGCTGCCGTTAATTATCTGCCGTACTAAATCAGGCGGTGCTCACTTGTACTTGTTTGGTTCTGAACCAATTCCTGCTACGCTAATGAGATCTAAGTTAATGGTCTACGCAGCAGCGTTAGGCTATCCTAAGGTTGAGATCTTCCCTAAGCAAGTAAGACTAGCGTCTAAGAATGACGTAGGTAACTGGCTAAATATGCCTTACTTTGCTGGTGATAAGACCGAGCGCTATTGTATTGTTGGCGATGAAAAGAAAACATTAGAAGAATTCCTAGACCTTGCTGAATCTAAGCGAGTGTCGGAAGACGAGCTCAAAGAGCTGGTAATAACCAAGACTGGCGATGACGACTTCATGGATGGCCCTCCGTGTTTGCAGTCATTAGCCAGTCAAGGTTTCCCACAAGGCTCTCGTAACTCAGGCATGTTTGCCGTTGGTGTGTACCTCCGAATGAAGTTTCCGGACGACTGGGAAAAGGAGATGGATCCATTCAATCAGAAGTTTATGAATCCGCCATTGCCATCTAAAGAAGTATTGATGCTGACTAGATCAGTATCACGCAAAAGCTATTTCTATCCATGCGACAAGTTTCCACTGAATGAGCATTGCTCAAAAGAGTTATGCCGAGGACGTCAATTTGGTATTGGCGAAGGCAATGAAGATGATCCTATGGTCAACATTGGTTCGTTGGTTAAGCTAATGACAGAACCACCTATTTGGATCATTGACGTTGACGGTGTTCGTATGGAATTGGATACTGATGACTTGTTAAGTCAAGCTAGGTTTGCTAAGATCTGTATGGAACGAATCAACAACTATCCAAACAGAATTAAACCGATCACTTGGGAAAAGATGATCCGTGAAAAGCTACGTAATGTTGAGATCATTGAAGCACCAGATGATGCAGGGGCAGAAGGCCGTATGTGGTTTATGCTTGACAACTTCTGTACAGGTATGGTACAAGCTAGAGTTAAAGAAGAGATGCTGATGGGCAAACCTTGGACAGAGGAAGGTCGTACTTACTTCCGTGGATCTGACTTCCAACGATACCTTGAACAGCAACACTTTAGAAGCATGTCTAGCAAAGAGATCTGGTCAGCGTTACGTCGACGTGGTGCAGAACACCATTCGTTCAACATTAAAGCTAAGTGTGTACAGTGTTGGTCAGTGCCAGCCTTTACAGCACAAGACAGTGAGTTTGACTTACCATCGGTTGAAGGCGAATTCTAATGAAGATAGGTCAGCATCAAACGCTGATCTTAGGGGCACCTGGTTGTGGTAAGACAACCAGACTCCTAGATATAGTTGAGCAAAAGTTGGCAGCAGGAATTCCTCCTGATAGGATTGCCTACATGTCATTCACTACTAAGGCGGTCAACGAAGCTATTAGTAGGGCTGAAAAGAAGTTTGGCTTCACAAAGAAGGATCTACCATTCTTTAGGACAGTCCACAGCTTTTGTTTTCGTCAAACCGGTGCTAGTAGATCCTCTGTCATGGGTCCTGCGCATTATCAAGATCTTGCTAGGATCCTTGGCATTTCACTAAATGGAAGACTCGATGAAGAAGGAACAGGACTGCCTGTTGGTGGTACTGTGGGCGATCAAATGCTCTTTGTGGATAATCTTGCACGGTCTACCGGAGATTCATTAAAGAAGACGTACGACTCGTTGGAGTATCCTGACTTTAGTTGGCATCAGCTTAATCAATTTAGTAAGGCACTAAAAGAATACAAGCTTGACTCTGGGCTCATGGATTTTACTGACATGCTCAGAGAATACTTGATTGAAGGTCGTCCTGCCAAGGTTGACATAGCCATTATTGATGAAGCACAAGATCTGTCCAAGGTGCAATGGGAAGTGATCAAGCGGGCATTTAACGGCTGCCTTGAGATCTATATTGCAGGAGATGATGATCAGGCCATCTATAAATGGTCAGGTGCAGATGTTGATTCATTCCTAAGCTTAGAAGGCGAGAGGGAAGTATTAGCCAAGTCATGGCGGCTGCCGAGTTCTATCCACAAGCTTAGTCAAAAGATTATCAAGAGAGTGGGCAAAAGGTTTGATAAGGCATTTGCGTCTAGAGAAGACAAAGGCGCTGTTAGTTACTATTTGAATCCTACCATGATCCCTGATGCTGAAGGGACCTGGCTATACCTAGCTAGGAATGCGTATCAACTAAGTGGGATTAAAAGAAACCTATTTGAGCAAGGCATTACTTTTACCACTAGTCAAGGCAGCTCTGTCAAAGCCAAGGAACACAAAGCTATTGTTTATTGGGAACGGCTCAGAGCAGGCAAACCTCAATTGGGCAATGACATCAAAAACTTCTTGGAATTCTTAGAGGTTGGTGTTGGCATCAAGAGGGGATTCAAAGACGGCAAGACATTGTTGGATGATGCCGAGTACAAAATGGAAGATCTTAAACGAGATCACGGCATCTTAGTAGATGGTCCTTGGCATGATGCTCTAACAGGGATCCCTCTTGAGCAGCGTGAGTACTATTTAATGGTACTGCGTCAAGGAGGCCCTAAAGCTTTATCGCAGCATCCTAGGCACCATGTTTCAACCATCCATGGCGTGAAAGGCGGAGAAGCTGACCATGTGGTTGTGTTTACTGATCTGGCAAAGCGTAGCTATGCAGAATACACTAAGAATCCTGATGACGAGATCCGAGTGTTTTATGTAGGCGTTACCAGAGCCAAGAAGCACTTGCACATTGTGCTGCCACAGACTAACATGTATTTTAATGAGTATCGCTAAAACTGTTTACAACAAAATAAGAAACGTGGTATACTGTGTCGTACAGTCATCTGACTGGATAGAAAGAGGAAGAAAGGCATGAAAATAGCAATCTACAGTCCGAACGGGACTTTAACACCTAAAGAAGGATCTCACCGCACTGCATGGGCTTTAATGCGCGCAGATCAAATTAGTCGTGAAGGCAACGACGTCGACGTCATCTACACAAAAGACGAATCTAAAACTAATTGGGAGCAGTACGACAAGATCTATTGCTACCTCGGCATGGAATGGTCAGGCACTCTTAACTTGTTCGGTGGCGCCTCTGACGAGAATCGTGAGAAGTTTGACCGCATGATCGGCTTCGGTGACAAACTTGAGTGGTTAGATGAGCGTCCAGTCGGCTTTGGCGACCTCATTGCTAGGAGATGGCCAAATTTTCCAAAAGATACTCTAAATGCTCGCGCCACAAGCGCACCTGTCCACACACAAAAAGCCTCGAGTTATATTATATTAGGAGACAGTCATAGTTTGAACTGGTATGTGCCAGGCGCGTCAGTCATACGCCATGATGGGAAAACTCTTTTTGGGGCACTTGAAAGCGGTATTTCTAGCTTTTTGGAGTACATTCCTGACGAATTAGCGGTTTGCTTCGGTAATATCGACATCCGTCATCATTTACATAGACAAGCTCATCCAATTCCTGCGCTAGTTGACTTAGTCGTGCGACTTCAGCAGCAGCTCATTGATATTCAGCGGGACTCCGGCTGTGGCATTCAAGTTGTGCAGCCGATCTACATTGAGAACGAGAGTCGTAAGCTCCCGAAGACTGGCTACTACAAAGGCACGCCGTTTGCAGGATCTTGGGAGGAGCGTGACTTCTTACGTCGTAAGATGGACGAGTTGTTTAGCGAGATGTGTATTAACAATGGTTGGACCTACCTGCGCTATCCGTTCTACTTTAAGAATAGCAAAGGCGAGATGGATGAAGAGTACATGGAAAAACCAGGTTCAGTTCATGTTTCATGGGCACATGGCCGTATGAATAGATTATTAAGAGGGGAAGCAGAATGACAAATCTTGTCATGACCGAATACTATCCTGAATTCCTACGCTACCATCAGATGGCGACGTGGCAGCAGGAACATTGCAATCTAGGGACGACACGTCACGAGGACTCGCCTTTTGACGACGACCTTATGAAGAACGTCCACCTCTACGACGTTGTCAACCGTAAGTACGCCGGGTTTACACAGATCTTGCTTGACTTGTGGTATGGGAAAGCCGAGGAGCATCCATACGATCATAAGATGCATGGCATTCGTTTGCCAATTGCGGAAGAAGCTACGGGTGTTCATGGTGTTTGGTCCTTGCCTGAGTGGTTGTATGTATTTATGCTCCACAGACTGACAGGCTCAGGAATTAACTATGGCAAGAAGCATTCAGGCTACCACAACACTCTGCTGCCAGAGATCATTGGGCTTAGTATTGAGGAAATGGCTGAGAAGATCCAGTGGTCTCAGTCTACGTTCTACACTTCTGTTGGTTACCAATTCCCCGCGTTCCCTAGACCAGGTCGTGGCTTCAAACGAGGCGGTGACTTCTTCTTGGCCGTGTACGCTCCTGTCTTGGCCCGTAGCTTAGCTGATTGGTTAACGTCAGGGGAGCCTAAAGGTTTGAGAGAGATTGGCGAATGGATGTTTGAGTGGAACAGGTCACGTGATCTACGGGCCTACAAATTCCAGTATGCAGCGGTAGTTGCTGACATTGCTGACTTTTTCCCTGAGCTGGTCAAAAGGGATAGCCACTTCTTTTATGGCACAAACGCCGTGGAATGCTTGAGCTACTTGTTTGACAAGCCAAAGAAGATGAAGCCAATACAATTTCTAGACAACATTATGGAGAGAATTTATGAAGACACTGGATCAGTCCCCTATGATGCAGAAGATATTGCTTGTGATTATATTCGCTGGATTGAATCTTATGTCCGGCCAGGGCATGATTATGAGCATCTTGATCGGGATCGTGTATTTAGCAGTCACCGTGTCGGTCATCACCCTTATGGAAGGCAGCGGAAGCATTTGGAATTGGGCCTTGTTGGTAGTTTCAACGACATCAATGTGCACCCTTCTGATGACTATGTCTTGTCCAGAGCTAACATGTCAGTAGACGAATATCAAAGGAGAGTAAAAGATGGCGCATAACAACCATATCCTTGACGGGATAAACTATGACTTAACGCTGCATAGCAGAGAAGAGTATTTGGAAATGACAAAAGACTGGGTCGACCCTTGCGGTGACTTTGTTGTTGAGCCATTTCAGTTGACTAACGATGAAAAGGGTAGAACCTTCCATGTGGTTCGTGAAGATCTGAACCCACTAGGTGGCACAAAAGGTCGTCTTGGTGAGTTGTTGATGTCAACCATCAAGACTGATACCATTACCTATGTAGCACCTAGACAAGGCCATGCGCCTGCAGCGTTGGCAATCTTGGCTAAGAAGTACAACAAACGCTTGGTGCTATTTGCACCAGCCCGACAAGAAGCATCAACCCATCAAATGCACGCCATGGAGTTAGGCGGTGAACTACGCTGGGTTCGTTCGGCTGCCATGCCTAATCTCAATAGAGAAGCAAAAGCTTGGGCTGACCGTAACAATGCAACCTTCTTCCCATTTGGTTTGAAGCATCCGCTAGTCACTGCAGTCATGACCAGAGCCTGTGATAACTACATGAAGAAGCATGGTCAACCTAAGGAAATGTGGACAGCCATCTCAACAGGCGTCATGAGCAGATCCATGCAAGTAGGCTGGCCAGATACTGACTTCCATTGTGTAGCTGTTGCCCGTAACATTAAAGCAGGCGAAGCAGGAAGAGCTAAGATCTACAGCCATCCTTACGAGTTTGGCCGTGGTGAAGATCTTGAGACTGCACCATTCCCATCAGTCAAGACCTACGATCTTAAAGTCCTGCGCTTTATGAGAGAGCATGCTAGTGATGGTGCCTTCTTCTGGAACACTGGTAAAGATCACCACGTGTCAATGGATGCTGCAACCATCAACTCATACCGCGAGTGGGGTGACAGGTCAGATTTACTTAAACCTTAAAACTGTTTACAATAACCATTCCAACACTAGAAAGGAATAGAAATGTTTGAAAAACTATTAGCATTATTTAAGTCAAAAGCTCAAGAACGTAAAAAGCATGGAGCTATCACTAACCATTACCGTAAGAAAATCAGTACACTTCAGGTAGGCAACACTGCGTTTATTCCGCAAGGTGAGTTTGACATTGAGGTGCTTAGAAGCAGCATCTCTAGCTACGCAGTTAAAAATTGGGGACGTGGTTCAGCAAACACCACGATCATTCGTGCAAAAAACAAAGTTAAGGTGAAAAGAATATCATGAGCATAGACGATACCTTTGGACCATTGTCCAACTATGAAGATGTGGCAGCCTTCCATGAAAAGTTTGGCCTAACTTATGACGGCAAACCTAGACTCTTGGACCAAGAGACAGTTAAATTCCGTCTTAAATTCTTGGAAGAAGAGCTCATGGAATTCCGTGTGAGTGCTATTTCTGATGATTTACCAGGCATGGCAGACGCTTTGATTGATCTAGTCTACGTAGCTATGGGCACAGCTTACATGATGGGCTTGCCATGGCAGCAATTGTGGGCTGAGGTTCAACGAGCAAACATGAGCAAGGTCAGAGCAAGTAGCGCTGACGAATCTAAACGTGGATCCTCGCTAGATGTAATTAAGCCGAGAGGCTGGCAAGGACCTGACATTGAAGGGGTGCTGAATGCAGCCAAATAATAAAACATTGCCACAGTGGTTATGGCATAGAGAGTTTGAATGTGTAGTTAAAGTTTTAAAGACAGGTCATTATCCTGACACAGCCATGGTGCAGCTGCCAGATGATAAGATCGTGGAAGTTGATACTAAACACTTGGAGCTACCTCGATGAGATATATTTTAGAAGGCCCTGATGGAGCTGGTAAGACTACGCTAGCTGACAGTCTAGGTGATTCTTGGCACCATAGCTACTACCCAGATGCTCGTGTGATGTTTACTGAAACGCTTAAGTCAGTCATTAGTGATGCCAAATCAGTAGACCGCATGTACTATTCTGAGTTAGTCTATTCACCGATCTATCACAAGACGCCACAGCGTTATGGCCATCGCACTCGTATGCTTGACCGCATGATCTTGTCTGAAGGCCGTATTGTTATTGCCTGCTTACCTGACTACGAGACTTGTCATAAAGCTTGGTCTAGTGGTCGTGAAGAGATGGTATCTGACGAGGCACAGTTCAAAGCTATCTATGATGGTTACGCTGCCATGAAATACAACACGCCTCATGTGACTTATGACTGGACAAAGGAAACATTAAACGATCTTGCTGAGAAGTTAGCAGCAGTTGAGATCTACGAAAACAAAGGACCAGGCATTGGCAACTTCAAACCAGGAAACATCCTTATTGTTGGAGACACAGCATCAAACCCACTCATCGATAACCTTGACTTGCCATTCGTTCATTGGGAGGGCTGCAGTCCTTGGCTTGCCATGCAATTGGACTATGCAGGTGTGCCAGAGTCAGAGCTTTACTGGGTTAACGGCTTCCGTCTTGACGGTGGGATCCAATCAAAAGACTTCGTGGATGAGCTTAATCCAAGACTAATCATTGCGTTAGGTGAAGAAGCAGCAAGATGGTGTGAGATTGCAGATCTTAAACACACTCGCGTGGAACATCCACAATATTGGAAACGTTTCCGCCATGCGGATCAATATCCGTTAGTGAATTTATTACGAGGTCATTATGAAGAAGACTAAAGACATTTGCAACAAGCTTGTTAAGAAGCTTCGCAAAGGTGAGTTTGTCATTGACAAGTCAGGTGTGAAAACCATTGAGATCATGAATGCTTCTTTTTTGGCTGATGACGAGGCATTGTTTGGGTTTGTCAACGAAGACTACGTTAAGCGTGAGCTTGATTGGTATTTGTCCAAGTCACTTAATGTGAACGACATCCCTGAGCCAATCCCTGCTATTTGGAAAGCTGTAGCATCGCCTGAAGGTTGGATTAACTCTAACTATGGCTGGTGCATCTACTCAGTAGAAAACCATGATCAGTTTATCAATTGCGTAACTGAGTTAAAAAGAAACCATGACTCTCGCAGAGCCATCATGATCTATACAAGACCATCGATGCAATGGGAATATAGTACAGGCGGCATGAGCGACTTCATGTGTACCAACACCGTTCAGTACCTGATCAGGAAAGGTAAGGTTCATGCGCTAGTGTACATGAGATCTAATGATGCTGTGTTTGGCTACAAGAATGACTATGCCTGGCAGAAGTATGTGCTAGACCAGGTATCAAATAACATTGGCGTCCCTGCAGGTGACATTTATTGGAATGTAGCAAGCTTACATGTTTACGAACGACACTTTAAATTGGTTGAAGACTATGCGACGCCCTAGCCTGGATGAATACTTTGGCGTCATGGCCGAGGTAGTCTCTTCAAGAGGTACTTGTCCTAGACGCACAGTTGGCTGCGTGCTAGTGTCAGAAGACAACAAAGTCTTGGCAACTGGCTACAACGGCGTGCCTAGTGGCTTTGCTCATTGCATTGACGAGCCATGTGAAGGTGCTAAGTATCGATCAGGCCTTGGCCTTGATAAGTGTGAAGCTATCCATGCTGAACAGAATGCTCTGCTGCAGGTGACTGACGTGAAGCTGATCAAGACTGCTTATTGTACGACAGCGCCATGCATTCATTGCTTGAAGCTGCTCTTAAATACCGGCTGCCAACGAATTGTGTTCAACCAAGACTATCCGCATAGTGAAACTAGCAAGGCACTATGGGAAAAGGCTGGACGTGAGTGGCACCATAACGAATTGGAAGTCTGATGAATGTATTACCGGAGTTAAGAGGTAAAGGCCCTATTGCTATCGACACGGAGACGTGCGATCCTGAACTACTAGACAATGGACCAGGATGGGGTCGTGGTAAAGGCTACATTGTTGGCATTTGCGTGGCAGCCGGCGGTGAGAGTTATTACCTACCTATCCGCCATGAAGGTGGTGGCAACATGGACCGTGATCAGGTACTGAGATGGGCTAACGAGCAGTTTAGTGGCGATGAGCCAAAGGTCTTTGCCAATGCTAACTACGATCTAGGTTGGCTGAAGTGGGAAGGCGTGACAGTGAACGGGCCTATCTGGGATGTGCAGCTGGCTGAACCTTTGTTGGATGAATACGCTAGATCTTATTCATTGGATTCATTGTTAGGCAAGTATGGTTTAGGTGGCAAGGTACAAGACGAGATGTACGAACGGCTGCGGGCAGCATTTGGCGGACCTAAAGGTCGTCGTCAAGCTGGCAACATCTGGAAAGCACCGGCAAGTTGGGTAGAGGAATATGCTAGAGGTGACGTGGACCGTCTGGCTGACCTGTTCTTGCTGCAAAAGGCTGAGTTAGAAGCACAAGACTTGTGGCGAGTGTACGAGGTAGAAGCTAAGCTCTGTCCTATGCTGGTTGACATGCGCTTGAGGGGAGTTCGTGTTGACGTTGAGAAAGCTAAGCAGTTGGACGATGACTGGTCAGCGCAAATTGAAGTGTATGGTCAAGAGTTTCCTATTGAAGACGTTAACAAGGCTGCTGCGTTAAAGGCGTATTGTGACAAGAAGGGGATCCAGTATCCTACTACAGGTAAAGGCAATCCTTCTTTTGAAGGGGCATGGCTCAAGGCTAATCTACCTATTGTATATGAGATCCGCAGGCTTCTAAAGGCAAGAGATACCTTTGTTCGTGGCTATATATTAGACAAGCATGTGGATGGGAGATTGTATGGAACATTTAATCAATTACGTTCTGATGAGTATGGCACTGTTAGCGGTCGACTTAGTAGTTCTAACCCTAACCTTCAAAATATTCCAGCGCGTGATGAAGAGATTGGGCCTTTGGTCAGGAGTCTGTTCTTACCTGACGAAGGGGAGATCATGTCGGCACAAGACTGGAGTCAAATCGAATTTAGAATGCTGACCCATTATGGTGTTGGCCGTGGCGCAGAGCTTGCAAGGTCTATGTATCGTGAGGATCCAACCACTGACTTTCATACCATGGTGTCGGAGATCACTGGCGTTGCTCGTAAGCCGGCAAAATCCATTAACTTTGGTCTTGTCTACGGGATGGGCAAAGCTAAGTTAGCGTCTGAGTTAGGCATGACAGTGGCGGAAGCTGAAGGGATCTTTAGTATTTACCATGACAAGATGCCATTTGTCCGTGAGACGTATAATCTGGCAGCCAAGAGGGCAGGCTCCCGTGGATATGTCAAGACTATACTTGGACGCAGGGCCAGGTTTAATATGTGGGAAGCAGATCAGTGGGGAGTTAGAGAAGATGCCATTGAAGATAAAGGTCTTGCAATCGATAAGTGGGGGAGAGTCCGCAGAGCGTATACGCATAAGGCACTGAACAGGATCCTGCAAGGCTCTGCAGCTGATATTAACAAGATGGCCATGATTAAAATGGTTGAAGAAGGTGTGACTGGATCCATTGGCATGCCATTGATGACGGTTCATGATGAATTGGTGTGGACAGCGCCGAATACAAAAGAAGGGATTGAGGCACTAGAACATGCAGGCAGGATTATGTGTGGCTTTGATTTAAAGATCCCTTTAGCTATTGATGACGAACGTGGAGAAAATTGGGGGAGTGTAAAGTAATGCAGAATATGACCGGTGTTGAGTTAGAGCTAGTTGAGGCTATCATTGAACGAAGCTGGTATCATGAAAATATGGAAAAAGCCATCAGAATGGTTGTCATTGGAGGTCGTTGTAAGGCTCATGTGGCAAAGGAAATAGGTGTTTCACGTCAACATGTTACAAGAACCGTCAATGATTTTTACAAAAGAATGCTAAAAAGAGATAAATATTTGCGCTAAAGCTGTTTACAAGTGATATTTCTTCCGTTTATAATGGTTCCACGTTCAATGTGAACGATTAGAAAGAGGAGAAAGTTATGTTGTATGCAAATCATTACGGTTGGTCAGATGTTAATCCATTTGAAGTTGTTCGTGTAGTATCTGAAAAAACTATGGAAATTCGTGCTATGGATGCAGAACGTTCAGAATCATGGAAACCAGAATTCATTCCTGGTGGTTTTTCAGCTCACTGTGTTAATAACAACGATCAAGAGTGGAACATCAAGTCTAACGAAAACAACCGCGTCATCCGCATCCGCCTAGGTAAAAAAGGCTGGAAAGATGCAAGCGGTCGTAAATTCGGACTTAGCGACAAACCTGTAAAACATTACGACTATAACTTTTAATTCACAGGGGGCTCAGGCCCCCTCATCTAGAAAGCGGAGAAAGATTATGAATAAATTGACACACGAAATTGCTGCATGGTTGAATGTTACCTTAGAAGTTGCTGCAGAAGTGCAGTACAAGATGGAATGCTACGGCATTGACTTCAGTGGTTCATCTGAACGCGTACTTAAACGTGAAGCTAAGTCAGCTTATGCTGATCTAGTGTTTGCTTACTAAGGAGATCAACATGCGAAATATTCATCCTACAGATTTTATGGACGACGACGAACGTCGTGAACACCTTCAATCTATCATGGCAATGCAAGAAAAGATGGCTAGATCGTTGCCACGTGTAGTTTACGACCGCAAAAATGATACTATTAACGTCATCACTGCAAAAGATGGTTTGTCATGGAAGGAGCAGAATCGTGGCTAATCTCTTCGAAATGATGTACGAACCTATGGACGACGATGACGAACTACGTTCCATCGTGGCTAACTTACAGGCAATGCGCCAAGAATTTGAAGAAGAAAACAATCTAGCAGAGGAGAGAGAAAATGAGCGAGCAAGACAACGTTTTTCCGTTCGGTAAGTATGACGGTGTAGGTGATGACAAGATCACAGCTTTAATTGGCGTGATCAACGGTCTACAGAACCACATGATGGTTGTGCTGCAAAAGATCGACGTGCTTGAATATAAACTTAGTCTGTTGGAGAAGCAAAATGAAGAAGTACTATGAACCATGGGATCGTGAGAACTTTGAGTTCCACAGGACTGATCCTAAGCCTTGGATCCCTTTTGCCGATGAGCCTAAACGCTGGACCATCAATTGGAAGTTTGTAGGCTACTGGTTAGGGTGTATGTTCTTGTTGTTTGGCTTGCCGGCATTGGTCAGATGGTTTCCGCTGTAAAGAAATGGGTCTTGCTTGACGAGGAAGGGGAGGTCGTGCGTAGGTTCGACCATCCTGCTCCTGGCACCGTGGAAGTAGTGGTCAAGAAGCTGACTTATAAAGAAATGATGGAAATTTGTGGAGAGGCACCATTTTGATTATCCGAAGACGCTATAGCAAGACGCGCATGGCAGCGCACAGGCGAGATCACCTACGCCATAATGTTAGATTCTTAGCGTACACTGCTTTTCGTGTGCGGATGCAATATGGCCGTCGTCCAAACATTACCAGATGGCATCGCAAGAAGGTGCCATTAACCGTGGCTGCATTGGAAAAGGCTATCCGTACGCTTAACTCTATGGAAGGCATTGGCAGACCTGGTGAGATCTTGTTTGCTTATTAAGGAGGGATCATGAATAAAGACGACGGAATAATGGCTATCTTCTTTATTGCTGCGCTGGTGGGTGCTGGCTTGTTTGCGCTGTGGGCGATGACGCAAGTGGAAGGGATGTCAAACCAAGCACCTAGGACCAAGTTGACTGTGCAATACGACTGCCGCTTGGCTGAGATCAGTGTTGACTATCCTGTACAGGTTAAAGAGCAATGCAGGAAGCTGCTGGCACCTCCTGTGAGTTATGGAGAGAAATGATGGGTAAATTAGTCTTGGCTTGTTGTGCGTTCAGTTTTATCTGCGGGGCATTTGCTGTGGTGGTTGTAGAAAAAGGCAGAGGATGTACCGTGGAATTTAGTCGTGGTAATGTGACCACGGTTCTTGTTGGCAAGTAAAGGAGGGAAGTATGGAATTGCTAATTGGTTTGTTAGTTGGTACAGTAATTGGGTTTGTACTAGGTAAGAAGTACATGGAAGAAGAAGCTAAGGAAGCTAACCGTGCAAGATGGCGACGTTATGCTGACGCTAAACGTGCGCGGAAGGCAGCGAGTCGTGGCCGATGAGATAGACCTAGCTTCAGATATGATGGAAGCGCAGATCTCCAGGGCAGTGGCTAAGGCTGGTGGCTTGGAGATACCTACGAATACGAGTGGCAAATGCTTGTATTGTCTTGAGCCTGTTACAGACGGGCGCAGATGGTGCGATGCTGATTGCAGGGAGATGTACGAGCATGAACAAAGAAAAAATTAAGAATACGCAGGAGGAACCATGGATATTCAAGCGGTAGAAAAGCTTGTAGAGCTTATTAAAGTAACAGACGATAAAGAAGTAAGAGAGATTTTACTTTGTGGGTTAGAAAAACAGCTATCCATTTCTGACCCTAAACCAGGAGTGGCGTATCCATATTCTTCTTTTGGAACAACTACTGCAATCCCGTGCGGAGCATAAATATAATGAACAAAGAAAAAATTAAGAATACGCTTGAAGAATTTAAGAAGCGGGATGAAGACCGGGTCAAGGACATGCAGCAAATGGTCATTGAAGACGGTGGCGACTTAGGTCCTGACGTAGTCCTGATGATGATGGTTGACCGGCTCAAGGATCTCTCTACTTTAGTAGCAGTGATGGCTAAAGAGATGATTGAAGAAGATGCCGTTTGACGATGGACAGGAGTATCTACATGTGATCCCTGTGATGGATCTAATGGTTCATCACTATTCATGTAAGTGTCCTTGCAGACCTACCTTGGATGGGAATGTATGGACGCACAATGCATTTGACGGTCGAGACTTTATGTTGGAGGAAGAATATGGCAGCGAAGAACGACATTACTGGCGACTTCATTAAAACACGAGGGATGCTTAGTAAGGAAGGCGAAGACGCATTTGACCAGATCTTTGGCAAACGTGACTATCGCGGTAGAAAGATTGACTTGAACGAATATCCGGAAGATCCTGATGCATGGGATGAAAGCCGGATGGACGTGATAGGGCAAAACGGCAGCACTGGTCTGCATTATTTAAACGAAGAAGGGAACGACAATGAGTGATCAAAATGGATATATCTTAGCATCAACTGAAGTAACGAAAGGCATTCAAGCAGCCTTTGCTGGTGGTGCTTCAATTGACGAAGTCTTTGCAGTGTTAAAGGTTCAAGCAGAAGTAATGAACGTTCGCTTGGCTCAGGCAGTGCTCCATCAACAACAGGTTGAAGCTATGCAAGCTGCACAAGTTAAGGCAGCAGCCGAAGCAGGTCAGTCTGAATTACCATTGGAAGGAACAGAAAATGGCACCAACTAGACAAGAGTTAGTGTTGACATTCATGGTGGCCTTGGCTGAGTCAGGTGCAGTTAACTTCAGCAAAGAGTCGATCGATAATGTGTTTGTCATGGCTGAAGCTTTGGCTGATAAATACTTAGCGAATCTGTAGTCATGATTGAAAAGGATCTTTGGAAAAAGATTCAACGAGGGTTCGGGCAGGTCATCGACGGTGTCGGTGGCCGCATGGACCGGGTTGAAAATGGCGTGGTCGAAGGCATGCCTGACGTTTCTGCTTGTGCTGGTGGTGTAGACACATGGATCGAGCTTAAATACGTGGCCAAATGGCCATCACGAGCGAACACCAGGGTGCTGGGAGACTACGGACTGAGGCCTGAACAGATCAACTGGCACTTACGGCAGGCAAGAGCGGGTGGAAGCAGCTGGATCTTGGTAGGTGTGGGCAAGGAGATGTATCTTGCTCGTGGGACTGAGGCCAAGGAAGTGAATGGCTGGGTCAGTGAAGACTGGTTCAAGAAGGGGCACAAGATCACTGGATGGGAGGACTTGTATCTCAAACTGTTTACAAGGTATCTTTAAACGTGTAGAATGGAGGCGTCAATAATGACAACTATACTAGAAAGGTTAGAAATGAAACAACAACACATCTTTATCTTACATGGCAAACGCACCGACTTCAAACATGACTTTATAGAACTCTTTAGCAGCATAGAACAACTTGAAGGCTTCCTCTTTAACCATCCTGAAGTCATAAAAGTGCAAATCACCTGGCATGAAGTGAATCCAGCTTAAAAATCGATTTACTTTATTTAAAAAACCATTTATATTTGGCGCCATGATAATCCTTAACATCATGCTGCAAACTTTCAAAGAGACTTCGGTCTCTTTTGTTTTTTGTGCAGTATCAGCACGCGGTTCCCCGTAAGTTTCTAAGTAGTTGTAATCATTAAATAAATTCTCGCTGCTAATTAGCAGTATCAGCAGATATTAGCAAAGTAAACAGGTTCCTGATTAGCCACAGAGGCAACAATAGTCTCGTTTTGCGCGTAAAAACAATGAAAAAGTGCTCTCTATATAGGAAAAAAAGAACACTATTACTATTTGTTGTGCGGCTTTTTGAGCTGATTATTACTGATATGCTAATATTTCTCCCATATATACAAAGCCTGGTCAAAGTCTCACGCGGACTAGATTTATATTAGCAAACTGTTAACATTGGCTCTGCTGATACTGTTTTGAGTGCTTTCTAGCCACTTCCCTAGAATTGTTGTTGATTGGCGCAATGCTGATGTACAATATCCTCGCCGTTGGACAAAGGAGAATAGAATGGCTGCCAAAGACAAGTTGGAAGAAAAATTTGAGATGCTGGTCGAGACCATCGGCGATCCATTAGAAGAGATCTTCCGAATCGGCATGGACCTTGATGAAGAGGCAAACATTCGTTTGAAGGCTCTTGAGACTGCAGCATCTTATGGTTATGCTAAGCGTAAAGCTATTGAGCACACGATCTCAGGGGATCCTAACAATCCGTTGAAGATGGAGTTCGGCATAGATCTTAAGAACCTGACCGACAAAGACTTGAACAGTCTACATGACTTGATTGCTAAAGCACAAGTCGATGGAGAATAGTCCTCAACTATCATTGGTCTCTGACCCTAGGTTCTATCGAGCAGTTAAGCTTGAGAAAGAGAAGCGGGCAGCAGAACGTAGTCTACATGAATTCACTAAACAGGCTTGGCATGTCATTGAGCCTGGCACAGAGTTCGTTGATGGTTGGCATTTGCAAGCCATCTCTGAACATCTAGAAGCTGTCACATCAGGTGACATTCGTAACTTACTTATCAACATTCCTCCTCGTCACATGAAATCTATTCAGGCTGCCGTTATGTGGCCTGTTTGGGTTTGGATCGAGAACCCATCATTCCGTTGGCTGTTTGCTTCATATGCAGGCTCATTGTCTGTTCGTGACTCATTGAAGTGTAGACGGTTGATTGAGAGTCCTTGGTTCCAAGAACGATGGGGTCATAGATTTGCTTTAACAGGTGATCAAAATGCCAAGACGTTTTTCGAGAACGATCAATACGGTTATCGCTTTGCTACTTCTGTTGGTGCCAGTACTACTGGTCATGGTGGCGATGCTATTGTATGTGATGACCCACATAATGCTATGGAAGCTCAGTCGGATGTCATGCGTGAATCGACTCTTGAGTGGTGGGACCAAGCTATGTCAACACGTCTCAACAACCCTAAGACGGGTGCTAAGGTTCTAGTCATGCAACGTCTACATGAGCTTGATCTGTCAGGCCATGTACTTCGTCAAGGCGGATGGGAACATCTTTGTTTGCCTGCCGAGTTTGAGCCAGGTCGAAGGATCGTGACCAGCCTTGGTTGGGAAGATCCACGTAAGAAAGAAGGCGAACTATTGTGGCCTGAACGTTTCGGTCGCAAAGAGGTTGAGCAGCTCAAGGTGCAACTAGGCGACTACGGTGCATCAGGTCAGTTGCAACAACGTCCATCACCAGCTGAAGGCGGACTTGTCAAGCGTGCATGGTTCAAGACAGTTAAGATCGCTGATCCATTACCTAAGCTACAGTTTGTGCTTCAGTCTTACGACACGGCCTTTACTGAACGAACAACAGGCGACCCGACAGCTCACACTTGTTGGGGCTTATTCAACACCAACGAAGGCAAATGTGTTGTGCTGCTTGATGCATGGCAAGAACATCTAGGCTATCCTGACTTACGCAAGAAGATGTATGACGACTACAAAGCTAAGTACGGTGACAAAGACAAAGGCGTTGATGCTGTGTTGATCGAAGAGAAAGGATCAGGCATCAGTCTTGCACAGGATCTTCGAAGAGCAGGAGTTCCTGTTCGTACTTACAATCCAGGCAGAGCAGACAAGATGACAAGGCTTCACGCTGCCACGCCATTTATCGAAGCTGGTAAGGTTTACATCCCTGAATCCAAGAAGCGTGAGGGTGCATTCCCTGCTTGGGCTGAACAGTTAGTTCAACAGGTTCTAGTGTTCCCTAACGGTGAGCATGATGACTTGGTCGACACAATGACTCAAGCAATCATCTACTTCAGAGACTCTGGCATGTTGTCATTGGACGAAGATAAATTCCAAGAGGACTACGCACCACCGAGACCGAGAGTGAATCCTTACGCGGCATAGTTTCTTTTTACGTAAAACGAGAATACAATCACGGGAAACCGTCCAAGGATCCTAACATGGCTGACAAATCTCTCTCGACTATTGCTTCTGAGTTATGGCAAGGATTCGGCAACAATCCTCGTAACGTAGAGACGTTTGACACATTAGCCAACGTATTCCCTCCTGCCATGTTGTATCGTGGCGCAAAGACATTAGCAAACACTGACTTCGGCGCAATCAAAGATGCATTGATGGGCAAATACCAAATCTCACAAACACCTCGTCAAGATCTACAACGCGCAGGTCAAGCCATTACTGATCTAGGCTTTGGCGCAATGGACGTTGCTCCTGCTTTGCCCCTTGTCAAGCCTGCCTTGAAAGCAACTGCACCGATCGCAGCAAGACAAGCAGTCAACATAGCCGAACGATACGGCGTCAGCCCTACGATGAACATCATTCCACCTCAAGGTAACCTTAACTTAACAACCAGACTTGATGAGCAGATCAAAGGGCCTGAAACACAGACAGTGTTCGACCTACTCAAGCAAGTGCAAGGCAAACCTGGCGTGACGAAGGAAGGTCTTAAGGTAATAGCACAAAACTACCCAGACTCTGCAGCTAGAATTACTAAGCAAGAGTTTGCTCAATCAATTCCACCTTCACAGTACAGCAAGGTCGACCTAAAGCAAGCAGCTCAAGGCGACATAGACCAATACATGGACATGGCTCACGACATGGTGACAATGGACGATGCAGTACGTCAAGCGGGCATTCCAGATCGGTTTCACAATGATGCGTTGATGTTGCAATACGGTGATATTGAGTTCAGTCAGTTAGATCCGCAGTCGCAAAGAATCCTTGGTAGAATCTACGGCATTGATGATACGATGGACCCAAATGACATCATGAACACAGTTGAGGACATCAACTACGAATACTTTCATGACACGATCCAAGATACAGCAATGCGTTTAGCCGAAGACGACGTCATGGCAGCAGGCTACCCTTACGAAGGCATACAGCGCTTAGTACAGTCACAAGCACCGCATGACTACTTTGAATTTGGCGTGACGCACCCTTCTCAAACAGGCGAATACAAGCACTACAGATCAGGCGAAGCTCCTGAAGGACTTGTTGGACATGTCCGTGGTTCATACGCATCGACTGAACCACTTGAACTTAAAGGTGGTATCACTACAAAGCCTAACAGCTACGTAATCGAAGAGATCCAATCAGACGCACAAAAAGGTGTTGAGCAAACAGGACCGTTACATCAAGTGCACGGCACCCTTCTCAAGTCAGCTGTACAAGATGCAGCAGAGCGTGGCGCCGATTATGTTTACGTTCCTACCTCGTATCCAATATCTGATACACGAGGACTTAGTATACCTGAAGACTACGCTGCCATTTACGACAAGGCTGTAATGAAGGAAGGACTAGATCCACTTCGTAAGATCCCAGGGATTGAGATCAATACACTAGAAGGGCGTCATCTTAAACGTAACCTTGACATTGTTGATGCACCTTACTACCACGAGATCAAGCTATCTCCTGAAGCACGCGAATACATTCTTACAGGACCAGGTCAGCAAGTACCTGGCTACGCAGCAGGCGGTCTTGTAGCATCAGACTATGACGAAGAACAGATCGACAAGCTAAGTGATTCAATCTTTGAGACAGCACCTAGCGAAGGAGGAGTATCATATCGTGACTACCCAAACCCATACGGTCTCCGTGCATATCGAAATAAAGACGGTTCCTACGGTGGTGAAATGCTACCTAAAGCCGAAGGATGGGCAGGAGAACAAAGAGGTCGAGGTAATCTTAAAGGTTCAACAGTCACCGAGTATTCAATGGACGACGAACGTGGTAGCTTCCCTTCAATCAATCCTTTGCTAAGCCTTGATGAGATCGATGCTGTTGCAGCAGGTAACATGACTCCAGAGATCTATAAGAAGGCAGTTGAATGGCGTGACTTACAAGCAAGACATGGTGAGTCAGCGTTTAAGAATCCAACAGGCTTTGCTAAAGGCGGTGAAGTCAAAGATCCATTTGCTGACTTGTCAGTCATTGACAAAGCAAAGCTCTTAGCTAAGGCAGCCAAGTATCGTGTTCAGTACAACAAACAAGCTAAAGAGCATGGCAAGTATCCAGACATCTTGTCATCAGCGCTCAAAGAGAAGTACCTAGACGAAGTAGGCAACTCAAGAGTGAATCGTTCACCCTTAGATGCAGCAATCAACTACGGTGGAGGTTATGACTTTGGCGTTCGAGGCGACATACCTATTGATGTTGCTAGAGACATGGCTAAAGCGTATCAATATACCGACTACTTCTTCTCGCCATTTACTGGTCCTAAAGCCGATGCTGTTGGCGACTACTACGAGAACATGGCAGGCGTTGAAGCAGGAATTAAGGAACGAGCACGTCGTGCAAGTGAAGCAGACATAGCGCGTAGATCAGCGGAATACGGTCGACGTACTTCTAAGATGTTACCTCAATACGAGGAGCCAGGTTACGCCGAAGGAGGCGCCGTGAATACAGACATTAGTAAATACTACACAAACGCAAGCATGCCAGGACTTACTGATCTGCAAGCTAAGTACTACACACCTTTAGCTACGTTTAGTGCTCCTACACCCATAGCACCATTGATGAATAGCTACTCGTCTACAACGTTACCTAGTTATTCACCAACGTTACCTAGTTATTCACCAACACTTAGCACGCCAATTGCACAACCTGACCTAGCTAAGTATGGCATTAGCTCTAACCAATTTCAGCAACTAAACAACTTGGCAGACTCATCTAACTGGCTGCAAAACTACAATCAAGCAAAACCTGTTACAGTAAACCCTGACCTTAACGAGTTAGCTAAGTACTATGCTGAGCAGTCAGCTGTACCTAAACCTGTTGCACCAGCAGCAACTATGCCGCAAGCAACTGCACCAGTAGCTACGCCTACTGTCCAGTCTGTAACAAAAGCGCCAATGTACACAAAACATGAAGGCATGTTGTTTGGTGATGACTTCTACGACAGGTATGCTCAGAATGTAGGGGGTCAATATGCAGATCCATACCATAACTTCTTAATGACGCAAGCAAGGGTTTTTGGACCAGATTCAGATTTACCAAATTTGTATAAGCAATACCAAGCTTCAGGTCGTACAGATACGCCTGATTGGGCTACGCTAGATACTACTAATCCAATATCTAAGTTGCCATTGTATGCGCACAGTTGGGATGCGTCAGGAGCAAATCCTGTAGATAATTTATCTTGGGCTTGGAACTCTACTACACCTCTTGTTGAAGGAATAACCGTTCCTGAAGGATACTGGGATGCTGTGTTGGCATATAACATGAACTTATCAAAATGGAATCCAACAAGTAACACAGAAAAATTTGATCCTGAAGCGTACAAGGAATATAATGCCGCTGCGTACAATGCCATGGCTCAAGGTATATATGATAATAACCACCCAGCAAAGCAAAACTACATGTCACCTAAAGCAAGAGCGGCGGCAGCTCAAAGTAGAACAAACCAAATAGCTAATACTCGAAGCTACTACGACAGGATGCGAGCAAATAACATCGCATGGGGTCAACAAAATAACATTAGCGTAGATAAAGAAAACAGCGAAATAGACGAGTTAGAGGAAGAATTCTTGGCTAGAATGGAAGCAGAAGCCGCCGCAGAACAAGCTATGCAAGCGTCTATTTCTTACGGTGGCGGTTCTTCAGGATATAACTTTGGGTATGCATCACCTAGCACCCGTTCAGGATCCTCATCCTCAACTTCATCTAGCTCAGGATCTAGCGGATACACACCAACTAATACCAACATAGGCATGGGCGGAGTTTCAGGACCAGCCAATATGGGCGGCGGTACTAAAGGTCCTAAGTACGCAAAGGGTGGTTTAGTATATAATGACGAAGAAATCAACAACTTAGCTGACCAATTACTTGGAGCATAAAGCATGGCGCAAGATCCACAAGACTTTGAAGATGAGATGGAAGACCAAATGGTCGAGCTCGAGGATGATAAGAGCGACGTAGAAGAGACCGAAGAGGGTGGAGCTATCATTTCTCTAGAAGAGAATGAAGCAGACCGTCAATTCCAAACAGAACACTTTGCTAACATTGTTGATGACCTTGATCAACGCGAGTTAGACGTCGTTGCTAACGACCTGTTAGACAAGATCACTAGAGATAAAGACGCTCGTAAGAAGCGTGACGAACAATACGAAGAAGGTATCCGCAGAACTGGTCTTGGCGATGACGCTCCAGGCGGTGCTCAATTCACAGGCGCAAACAAGGTCGTTCATCCTATGATGACTGAAGCTTGTGTGGACTTCTCAGCGAGAGCTATGAAAGAGTTGTTTCCACCAAACGGACCTGTTCGCTCCAAGATCCCAGGTAAGACCGACAAAGGCAAGCTGGAAAAAGCTGAACGCAAAACCAAATACATGAATTGGCAGCTTACTGAACAGATCCCTGAGTTTAGGTCTGACCTGGAACAGCTAACAACACAACTGCCACTAGGCGGTGTGCAATATCTTAAAGTCTATTATGACCATGGCAAACGTCGTATCACAACTGAATTCGTTCCTGTTGATGATGTGTACTTGCCGTTTGCAGCGTCAAACTATTATTCAGCAGAGCGCAAGACTCACGTTCAATACATCACAGCATTTGAATATCAGAAGCGCGTAGCTTCAGGCATGTATCGTGAAGTAGATCTTGGTCTCCCTGATGACATCGACTACTCTAAAGCAACTAAAGCTAACGACAAGATTGAAGGTCGTACAGAGGATACCTACAACGAAGACGGATTAAGAACGATCTTTGAGATCACTGCATATGCGGACCTTGAAGGTGACATGTTTGATCCGTACATTATCTCAATTGATAAAGCAACTCGTAAGGTTTTATCTGTCTACCGTAACTGGCTGCCAGACGACGAAACACACGAAGAGCTCATCAACATGGTTGAGTTCCCATTCATCCCTTGGCGTGGTGCTTACCCAATCGGTCTAACACAAATGATCGGTGGTTTGAGTGGTGCTGCAACAGGTGCGTTACGCGCCTTGTTAGATTCAGCCCATATCAACAACATTCCAACGATGTTGAAGCTAAAAGGCGGACCAAACGGTCAGAACTTGAATCCTCAGCCAACTGAAGTAGTTGAGATCGAAGGCGGTGTGAACATTGACGACGTTCGTAAGATCGCAATGCCAATGCCTTTCAACCCACCTTCATCAGTATTGATGACACTGTTAGGCTTCCTTGTTGACTCAGGCAAAGGCGTGGTACAAACTTCTTTCGAGAAGCTATCAGATACCAATCCAAACATGCCAGTTGGTACAACATTGGCGTTAATCGAGCAAGGCATGGTGGTATTCTCATCAATTCATGCCCGCTTGCACAACTCAATGGCCCAAGTTTTGAAGGTCGTGCATCGCTTAAATAGCGCATATTTGACTGAAGAAGACGTAATTGACGAAACTGGCGAAGAGATGGTGCGCCCAGAAGACTTCGATGGTCCAATGGATGTGATACCAGTCTCAGACCCTGCGATCTTTAGTGAAACACAACGTTTCGCGCAGATCTCGGCTATCCAGCAGCGTGCTGCCCAGTTCCCACAGATCTACGACATTCGTAAAGTTGAGCAACTGTTCTTGAAACAGATGAAAGTGCCAGAAGCTGACGACTTATTGATCCCTCAGCCTGAGCCTAAAGATACAGATCCAATGCAAGAGAACGTAGCAGCATCAGTTGGCAAACCAATCGGCGCTCTACCTCATCAAGATCATATTGCCCACTTACGGGTTCACATGGCATTCTTACAATCACCATTGTTTGGTAAGAATCCAGCCATTGCACCTATGTTCTTGCCAGCAATTGTGGCTCACATTAAAGACCACTTGTTGTTGCATTACCTCAAAATGTCTGTTAAAGGTCTTGATTTGGCTGAAGAACGTGGCTTGGTTGACGGCAATGACGAGATGAGTCAAGCAAATGCAGCTGTTGAGATTATGCAAACACTTGAGCAAGCAATCCCGCCTGAGTTCTTGCAGTTGATGACGCAAGCCTTCCAAGAGGCACAGCAATATCAACCACAACAACCAGCAGATCCTGCTCAGTTGGCTGCCCAAGTACAACAAATGTCTGTTGAACAGCGTCGTGAGCAAGCAAGTCAAACTGTTGCAATCAAGCAGCAAGAGCTTGCGATGAAACAACAAGACATGCAAGTCAAACCACAAGTTGAAATGGCAATGGAAACATTGAAACAAGATCGTGAAGACGAACGTACTAAACTTGAGGTTCTAGCACGTATGAAGATGAACCAAGAAGACAACGACACTGCTAAGGAATTGGTAGCAGTTGAAGTAGCATCAGGCGAGAAGACTTCCTTGTCGACTGGTACCGGTATTAACCCTAATCCTTAAGGAGCTAATCATGGCAACATCAGATCAAGAGCAAAAGAATTCACAAGGCGTTAAACAACATCACCGTATGGCGATGGGCGGCAATGTGAATGGTAAGACTCAAACTGGTACACCGGTTAAGACACCAAAAACACCAGCATGAGTGTAGAAAAAGCAGTAATGAAATTACAGCAAGAGCAAGCGGAATTGGCAGCCGCTGCTCTTCGCAGCCCAAATTCTAGAGATTCGTTCGAATATGGACGGGTTTCCGGGATGTACGCTGGTTATGAGCGTGCTATCGCAATACTTTTGTCAATCAATAAAGAAGAGGATGATGATGTCTAGTGAACAGACGTTAGAAGAAGCTTTTCCTAAGGCAGATCCAGGCGTTCAACCGTTTGGTAGTTATGTCTTAATTCAAATCCGCAATGCAATCACAAAAACTAAGAGTGGCATCGAGCTTGTCTCTGATACGCGTGACACTGAAAAGTGGAATACGCAGATCGGTCGAGTTGTTTCTGTTGGTCCTTTAGCATTCAAAAATCGAAATACTATGGATTCTTGGCCTGAAGGAGCGTGGTGCAAAGAGGGTGATTATGTTCGAGTAGCCAAATATGGCGGCGATCGATGGGAAGTCCCTGTAGATAAAGAGACTGCCGCGTTGTTCGTAATTTTTAAAGACACTGATCTAATTGGTAAAGTTACATCTGACCCATTAGCAATCCGTGCCTTCATATAGCTGAAAGGAGCTAGTTATGGCTGAAGATAAAGAAAATGAGTTAGTCCTGATCGAGGATGATGAGGACGAAAATGAGAAGCAAGGTCAGGATACAGAGTACGTAGCTGTTGAAAAACCTGCTAACGAACAACAAGACGACGATGATGACGAGGACGAAGCATCTGCCAAATCAAACGACGATGGCGACGATGACGAACGTGCTGCTATTCGTGAACGTCGACGTCTAGAGAAAAAAGAACGCAAAGAACGTCAACAAAAGGCCATTGGCCGAGACAAAGTTGAGCTTAACTTCTTGCGTCAGCGCAATGACGAACTAGAACGCCGCATGGCTAATCTAGAAAATAATTCGCACAAGATCTCTATTAGCGACATTGACCGTCAGTTACAAGAAGCGGTTAACGAAGCAGAGACAGCTGAACGCATTATTGCTAAAGCGGTTGAAGCAGGTAACGGTGAAGACGTAGCGAAAGCTTTGAAATTCCGTGACCAAGCTATTGCCAAGGCAAATCAACTTAACTACGCTAAGCAACAAGCAACTCAACAAGGTCAGCAACGCCAACAACCTAGCATCGATAAAGCTGTTGAGCATTACGCTTCTGAGTTCATGGAGTCAAATAGTTGGTATGACCCACAAGGTCGTGATGAAGACTCAGCTATTGTACTGGCTATTGATGCTAAGCTTGCGCAAGAAGGTTATGACCCACGCAGCGAAGAATATTGGGATGAACTTCAAACCCGTATTGAGCGTAGACTTCCTGAGAAGTTTAGTAAGCAGTCTAAACCTGTGCGTAAGCCAACAGGCGGACCTGCTGTAGGATCTGGCCGTGAACATGCACCAACATCAACTCGCAAGGAGATCTACATCTCACCAGAGCGTAAAGCAGCGATGATGGAAGCAGGTGTTTGGGATGATCCAGTCTTGCGTCAACGTTATGCTAAGCGCTACGCTGAGTACGACCGAGAGCATTCAAGTAACTAATTTTGTATATTTATTTAAAAACTTAGAATATAATTTTTCTAATTGCTGAAAAGGAGCAAGTAATGAGCACTAACGACGAACGTTTAAAGAAAACAAAAGGTGAAGGTCGAGAAGATCGTGCGATGGAAGATCGTGCAGTCACGGAGAACCGTGAGATCAGTGATGCAGACCGTCTAGACATGTTTCGACAACAGTTCTTCCAAGCCGCACTTCCTGATTTACCAAAGATACCAGGCTATCACGTATGCTGGTTAACTACTACTAACCCACGCGACACTGTTAATATGCGTATGCGTTTGGGTTATGAACCTGTGAAGCCGGAAGATATTCCAGGCTGGGAAGCCACGTCAATTAAATCTGGCGAATGGACAGGGTTTATCGGTGTTAACGAAATGTTAGCGTTTAAGTTGCCACTTTCTCTTTATGAGAAATACATGCAAGAGGCTCACCACGATGCGCCATTGCGTGAACTTGAAAAACTAACAGACACTGCTGAGTTCATGAAGGACCAAGCAGAAGGTCAAGGCACGCGTATATTCGAAGGTGATGGTATGCAGGACTTGAGGCAAAACCGTGGACGAGCTCAGTTTGACTTGTCCTAATTTTGACTTAATTTAAGGAGTATTAAGATGCCTTCTACAAGCGCACCTTTTGGCTTCCGCCCTTCTTTCCACAACAGTGGTCAGATTCGTCCGAAAGCTTATACAATTACTTCAACTTACGCAACGAACATCTTCTCTGGTGATCCTGTTAAGTTGACTGACAACGGTGTTATCCAATTGGGTACTACCGATGGTACACGTACTGGTACAACTGGCGGTGTTACTCTTTTGGGTACATTAGCTGGTGTTGAATACCGTGATTCAACTGGCAAACCTTCTATCTCTCCATACTGGATTGGTGGTACAACTGCTACTGAAATTACAGCGTACGTATACGATGATCCTGAAACTTTGTTTGAGGCTCAATATACTAACCCAGGTACAGCAGGTACTGATTCAGTACAAACAGCTGTGGGTGAGCAATGTGACTGGGACGGCTTTACAGCTCCAGGTGGTTCTACTCGTACTGGCTTGTCTAGCGCTTATTTAGGTGCTATCCAAGGTTCAGGTACTGGTCAGTTCCAAATCACTGGCTTCGCAACTAATATTAACCAAACGCTAACAGATGCTTATGTTGTTGCATACGTTCGATTGAACGAAGCAGCTTACAAGTATCCAACAGCTTCAATCTAAGGAGGTCTGACAAATGGCTACCCCAATGAGAAGTACGGACTTCCGTAGTATTGTAGAACCAATTCTAAACGAAAGCTTTGACGGTATTTATACCCAACGTGCTGACGAATGGAAAGGTGTATTTGACGAAGTTCAAGGTATCAAACGTAACTACCATGAAGAACCAGTTCTTTACGGTTTTGGCGCTGCTCCTGAACTACCTGACGGTATGGCAGTTACATACCAATCAGGCGGTGTGTTATTTGCACAACGCTACTGGTACAAAGTATATGGCCTAGCTTTTGCCTTGACTAAAGTCTTGGTAGAAGATGGTGACCATATCCGTATCGGTCAAACATACGCTCGTCACTTAGCTCAATCATTGATTGAAACTAAAGAAACTTTGGCAGCTAACGTATTGAATAACTCATTCAATAACGCTTACCAAGGTGGCGACGGTGTGTCATTGATTAACGCATCACACCCAATCGTGAATGGTACATTCAGCAATCAGTTAACAACTGCAGCTGCATTGTCACAAACATCATTGGAACAAATCTTGATCCAGATCCGTCAAGCTGTTGACAACAACGGCAAGCGTATCCGTTTAACACCACAAAAACTAGTATTGAGCCCATCAAATGTGTTCCAAGGCGAAGTATTGTTGAACAGCGTATTGCGCGCTGGTACAGCAGACAACGACTTGAACCCAATTAAATCAATGGGTCTATTAGCTGGTGGTCAAGCTAACATGTCACGTTTGACTTCAAACACTGCTTGGTGGGTGAAGACAGATGCTCCTGAAGGCTTGAAAATCGTTATGCGTCGTGGTTTAGAGAAATCTATGGAAGGTGATTTTGAGACTGACTCAATGCGCTACAAAGCGACAGAGCGTTACTCATTAGGCTGGACAGATCCACGTGCTGCTTTCGGTACTCCTGGTATCTAAGTTGTAAAGCAGGGGGCTTCGGCCCCCTACTACTTTCTGGAATAATTTATTTTAGCTTATTAGACCGTTTCCAGGCGGACGTTGCATAGACTAATAAGTGAAACTCATGCAAGAGGAAACTAATCATGGCACAAACCACCTTTACAGGTCCAGTCACTAGCTTAAACGGCTTTACATCTGGCACTTCTTCAGCTCCAGTTGCTGTAACAACAGCTGGTAACATTAACTCATCATACGCTACGACATCTGCTGCAACAGGCGACACTCGTTTAGTTTATGATCGTTTGACATTTACTTCTACAGGTTCTGGTGAAACATTACGTGCGTTCTCACGAGTATCTGGCGCTAGCGCTGCAACAGGCGGCACAATTAACGGTGCACACATTTCTATGTCTGTTATTACAGGCGGCACAATCTCTGGCGCAGCTAACGCATTGCGTGCAACTTTAGGTGTAGCTTCTGGCGTAACTCCAGGTGGTACTTTGGCAGCTATTCAAGCTGACTCAGACATCGCTTCTGGCGTAACTGTTCCAGGTACAGCTGCATTCATCCGTGTAAGTAACTCTGGCGCTACTGCATTAGGTAACTTATTAAACTTACCTGACGCGATGGTTCAAGCCGACGTAGACACTGGCGGCACAACACACAAAATCAAATTTGTGGATGCTTCTGGCGATGTGTACTACCTCATGGCAACAACTGTAGCACCGTAATAAACGCAGGGGACTTCGGTCCCCACTTACTCTACTGAAGTTAGGAGAACAAAATGGCTGATGCAGTAACCTCACAAGTAATTTTAGACGGCGATCGTTTATACATCGCAAAATTCACAGACATCTCTGACGGCACAGGCGAAGCTGCTGCTTTAAAGATCGATGTTTCAACGCTTAAAGTAGATTCAAACGGTCATGCTTGTAATGGCGTAAAGATCAATAAGATCTGGGCCCAAACATACGGTATGGGCGTAGACATCCTTTGGGATGCTGACACAGACGTTATCTGCGAAACTATTCCAGCTGACATAATGTACAAAATGTGCTACTCAGACTTTGGTGGTATTTCAAACAATGCAGGCACAGGTAAAACTGGTGACGTAATGTTTACCACAGTAGGTGCTTCAAATGGTGACCGATACACAATCATCTTAGAATGCATCAAGACGTACGCTAACCCAACTACGTACTAGGGGAATAGTATGGGAATACCTACCTCAAGTAACTTGTATGGTGAACCAGGGCAATTTGATCTTCAAGTTGCTCGAGGTTTAATTGCAGGACACAGTACAGTCAACATCTATGGCTATCAACCGTCTGTTGCTCAGACTTTTATACCGCTGTGGGAAAACGCTACTGCTTACACTTATCCAGTAGCAGCTACGGTTATGAATTTAGCCGGATCTAATGGTGATACTGCGACGATCTTAATTAGTGGGTTAAACGCGCTTTACGAGCTTATTTCTGAGTCAGTCGTACTAAATGGAACAACGCCAGTCCCAACAGTTAACTCTTACTTACGCATCAATTCAATGAGCGTGTCAGTTGGTAGTGCAACGAACCCTGCTGGCGTGGTGACATTAAAAGACTTAACTAACACGACAATCTATGCACAGATCAATGCAGGTGTTGGCCGTACTCAAGCTGCAATTTACACTGTCCCTGCTGGATACACGTTCTACCTAAGTCGTGTTGACTTAAACACTTCGCTAAATGGTAATAACTTCGTGACTTATCGCAATAGATCAGCTTCTGTATCAGGCGTTGTCACTTTGACGCAGCAAGCACCTTTTGCCACTGTCTATAACGCTCAGCGTGTAATGCCAAGACCTTTCGTAGAAAAGACAGACATTCAACTGCAAGCTTTAGTTAACTCTTCAACTGGAGCAGTAAGCGTTTCTGCTGAAGGTTACTTAGTTAAAAATAACATCACTTAAAGGAAACGATCATGGGCTGTAAATACGTGAAAGAATTTGAGTTTGCTAAAGGTGGACCTGCCTTATCAGTAGGTCGAGGTGAGAAATTACCAACATCTCAAGGAGCAGGACTTACAGCAAAAGGTCGTGCAAAGTATAACAAAGCAACTGGGTCAAATTTAAAAGCACCTCAACCTGAAGGCGGACCACGTAAGAAGTCATTTTGTGCCCGTATGTCAGGAATGCCTGGTCCTATGAAAGACGAAAATGGGAACCCTACGCGCAAGGCAGCTTCACTAAAACGTTGGAAATGTTAAAAAGGAAAATATCATGGGCTGTAAATATGTAAAAGAGTTTGATTTTGGCGCAGCTGTAAAGCCAAAAGGAGCAGGTTTTGCTAAAGGTGGTAAGGTAGATCCTGAAGTACGCGAGGCAGTACATCGTCACGAGCGCAACATGCATCCAAAAGAACCGCTAACACCAATGAAAAAAGGTGGATGTGTTGGTAAAGGTTATGCAAAAGGCGGCATTATTGAAAAAGGTACTGGCGAAAAGTACGCTTCTAAGGCTGCAATGATGCGCCATGAGAAAAAAGAGACCAAAGCTGAAGAGGCGAAAGAACACGCCATGAAAAAAGGCGGTTATGCTAGCAAAAAAGCGATGGTTAAGCAAGAAATGATGGAAACACCTCGCATGCGTAGAGATGAAATGGTACAAAAACGCGTCGTTAGAGGTCCAGCTATGGCTGCTGGTCGTGATCCTCGCGCTCCAATGCTACCTCCTAGCGCTTCTTCAGTAGCACCACCGGCTTATGGCAAAGGTGGTAATGTAAAAGCTAAGGTTGGTAAGGTAATGAAGGAGTTTGGCAAGGGTGAATTGCACTCCGGTTCTAAAAAAGGCCCAATTGTGACTAATCCTAAGCAGGCAGTTGCTATTGGTTATTCAGAAGCACGCAAAAAAGGCAAATAATCATGGCTAAACAAGGTCTATACGCGAATATTCACGCTAAACGCAAGAGAATTGAAGAAGGATCTGGCGAAAAAATGAATAAAGTTGGCTCCAAAGCAGCACCAACTAAGCAAGACTTCAAAGATGCTGCCAAAACAGCTAAGAAGCCGAAAAAGTAGTATTTTTTCATAGTAATGTAGTATAATGAGACGAAAAATGGGCTTGCTGCAACAGCGGCCATCAACTATTGAGGGATATTGATGGCTTTTTCTGGGACAATTAGCACCACGACATTTAATACACGGAAGGTTGTAGATCACGCCTTCCGTCGTTGTCGCATTACAGCGCAGCGTGTTACCGCAGAAATGCAAGACATTGCTACCGACTGTCTTTACCTATTACTTTCCGAGTTAGCTAGCACAAAAACACCTTCTTGGTGTATAGAAAAACTAATCTTGCCTTTCTATGAAGGTCAGCCTAACGTGACTTTGCCGCTAGGGACTGAAGAAGTTTTAAACGCTAACTACCGCTATATTCAACCGGTTACTGGTTCAAACGTAACATCATCAACAGTCTACCAAGTTAACTTCTCTAGTAGCACTGTGGTTAGCACTGTTGGTATTAAATGGTCAGCCGCAGCTGTGCCACTATCTTTTTCAGTGTCTACCGACGGATCCACTTGGACAGTCGTTGATACAGTAACGCCAACTGCTTCTGCTGGTCAGATCACTTGGTACGATATTTATCCTGCACTAGCTTATCCGTACTTTAAGATCACTGCTACCTCAGGCACGCTAAACTACACAACGATCACACTAGGCAATACTCCATCTGAAATTCCATTTGGCGTATTAAACCGTGATTCATACGTAGCTCAGTCAAATCAGATTTTTGCAGGTCGTCCTACAACTTACTGGTTCCAACGTGATATTAACCAGCCAATCTTGCATTTATGGCCAGCTCCTAACTTGGCAGCCGAAGGTGCACAATTGATCGTTTGGCGTCATCGTCAGATCATGGATGTAGGAACATTACAACAAGAGTTAGAGATCCCACAAAGATGGTATGACGCTATTGTGATGAAGTTAGCTTCTAGGTTAGCTTTAGAGATCGACATTGTGGACCCTAGCATGATTCAGTTGCTAACTCCACTTGCAGCAGATTCATTAAGAATTGCATGGGACGGTGATAACGACGGCAGCGCAACTACTATCCAGCCGTGGATTGCACCGTACACTAGATAATGCCTTTATACTTAGATACAACAGGCAACAGTACACTAGGGATTGCGATATGCGCAAGGTGCAGTCGTAAGTTCCCGTTGGGTGAGTTGATGTCAGATCCAAATTACCCAAATTTGATGGTTTGTCGTGATGACGTCGATCAGTACGATCCGTACCGTTTGGCGCCTAGACCTGCTGATCAAATTGTTTTACCATTTGTTCGTCCTGACTTACCACTTAATACGGATCCTGCCGGTGTGGTAAACGAAGAAGACAACATGTTTATTATTACGCAAAATGACGAAGGGTACTTAATCCCATGAGTGTGCCATCAAATTTAGTCCCTACCAGGATTCTGCAGCTGCCAGAAGACCCATCTCCATCCGATACTGGCTGGATGATGTATGTTAACAATGGTGTGACATATAAAGTACAAGTAAATGCAGTCCTAAATGTGTCTGGCGTGCCAACCACGCGCGCCATCATCGCTGGTACAGGTTTAGCAGGTGGTGGAACATTAGCATCTAACGTGACTCTTTCTGTTGCGCCTGGCGGCATTGGTGCGACCGAACTTGACGCAACTGGCGTTGGTGCAGGCGTTTATGGCGATTCTGCTAACTATCCTGTTATTACAGTTGATGCAAATGGTCGTATTACCGCTGCAACTGAGTTAGCGTTCCCTTCACCTAGTGGCTTCGTTCCAACTTCACGAGAAGTGATCGCAGGCATTGGTTTATCTGGCGGTGGCGCGTTAACAACTAATGTGACGCTTAATGCAGACTTGTCAGATGCTACTCCTGAACCTGTAGGTGCAGAAGGTCCAGGTACGAGCCAAGAGATGAGCCGTGCTGACCACGTTCACCCTGCTATCGACTTATCTGACACGCAGCAAACAGCTAACGAATTAGACATCTCTCGTGGTGGTACTGGTACAGCACTAACTTCACCAGCTAACGGCGGGATGGTTTACTCTGATGGTAACTCCCTACAAGTATCAACTGCTGGATCTAATGGTCAAGTATTAGTTTCAACTGGTGCAGGCGCTCCTACATGGGGTTCTGCTGTTCTATTGACAGATCAACCAGCTAACTACATTTATGCAGGTCCTGCTAGTGGCCCTGATGCACCTACAGCTTTCCGTACGTTAGTTAACGCTGACTTACCTAACTCTGGCGTTAGCGCTAATACTTATGGCACAGCTGCAACAATCCCTGTATTTGCTGTGAATAGCAAGGGCGTATTGACAGGCGTAACGAACACAGTTGTTTCGTTGACTAACGCTAACTTGCAATATAGCTCAATCACAATTGGTAGTTCATTAGTTACCTTAGGCAGCACAATTACTACGCTAGTTGGCACTTCTATCTCTGGTGCAACTAACAGCTTGTCAAATATTCCTAACAGTGCATTGACAAACAACTCAATCACAATTGGATCTACAGCTGTTGCTTTAGGCGGCACGATCACTACATTGGCTGGTACATCTATTTCAGGTGCGACTAATACATTAACTGCTATTCCTAATGCTTCGTTAGATAACAGCTCAATCACAGTTAACGGCAAGTCTGTTTCACTAGGTGGATCTACATCTTCAGATGCTTTGACTATTGGCACCGGCTTAACTGGTACTAGCTACACTGGCGCAGCGCCTGTCACTATTGCTATCGATTCAACAGTAGCGACATTGACTGGCGTTCAAACGCTTACGAATAAAACACTGACCACGCCTTTAGTTAACGACATTCTAGAGATTAACTCTTCAGCTGTAACGGGTTATACGCCTTTTGCTGACTCATTATTGAGCATGGCAGCTGATGAAAACAACTTCCAGATTGCTTACGGCGTTAACTTAAATAATGGATCAGATGCGTCGTTTGACTTTGTAGCATACAACGATGCTTCAGACGTTAACTCATACTTCATTGATATGGGGATGAACAGCTCTAACTTTAGTTCTGTGTCTTACCCAATCTTTACAGCTAACTCAGGCTACTTGTTTACTGGCGGTGGTACTTCTGGCCAAGAAGCTGACTTGTTTATTGGTACAAGTAATGCTGCCTCTGACCTAGTGTTCTTCACAGGCGATGTGCTTACTAGCTCTGTCAGAGCAACGATCAAGGGTAACACTGGTAACTTCTTGCTAGGTACTGCTACAGATACAGGCTACGGACTTAACAATGTTGGCACTACTTACTTAGGTGGTGCTGCAACGTTTGGCTCAACTGTGTTATTGAACGCTGATCCTACGCTAGCTTTACAAGCTGCAACTAAGCAATATGTAGACAATCAAGTAACTGCAGGCTTGCACTTGCATGACCCTGTTTTAGTAGAGACCACTGGTAACTTAAACGCTACCTACGCTCAAGGCGGTACAACGTTTGATATTACAGACATCACTGGAACAGATACAGTGACTACGTCAGTTAACCATGGCTTGTCTATAGGTGATCAAATCTGGTTGTACACTTCAGCAGGCAATGGCTTGTCTACTAATACAGCTTACTTCGTTTATTCAACACCTGCCTTAAACCAATTGACCTTGTCATTGACCTTTGGCGGTGCTCAAATCACTGGCTTGACAAACGCTTCAGGCTTGACTTACAACACTCGTGCTAACTCAGGTGTTGGCGCTACATTGACTAACGCTGGCACTCAAGCTGCGATTGAGATCGATGGCGTGTCGCTAAGTACTAGTGACCGCGTAATGGTACGCTTACAAACTAACGGCTTTGAGAACGGCGTCTACACAGTTACTACTGTTGGTGATGGTTCTACAAACTGGGTATTAACAAGAGCGACTGACTCAAACCGTGTTGATCCAGCTGATCCTAACGGTGTAGGTACAGGTGACTATTACTACACTCAAGACGGTGACTTAAACGCTGGCGATTCTCACGTATTAACCACTGAACCTAACACCATGATTATTGGCTATACGACATTGACGTATACTCAATTTAGTGGTGCTGTGACTTATACAGGTGGGACAAACATTGATGTTACAGGTCAAACTATTTCTCTCACTGGTACTGTTGCTGCTACAAATGGTGGTACTGGAACTAACACTGTCACTACTGGTGATTTGCTTTACGGTTCTGCTGCTAATACTTGGTCAAAACTAGCTAAAGGTATTGGCTACAAATCATTAGTGATGGATGCTACGGGCACCAACGTTGAGTGGAATGCTGTTGCATTAAATCAAGCTGCTGCGGTGTCAGGTCAACTTGGCGTAAGTAACGGTGGTACAGGACAATCATCTTTTGTTGATGGCGAATTGTTGATCGGTAATTCTACTGGTAACACCCTAGCAAAAGCTACATTAACTGCAGGAACAGGAATAAACATTACTAACGGAAGTGGTACAATTACCGTTGCTGCGAATATCGACGGAGGAACATTTTAATGGCCGCACCTGGAGCTACCCCCATAATTTTGTACCACAGCACGACTGCTGCGGCTCAGCCTAGCACAAGCAACCTTGAGGTTGGTGAGTTAGCGATTAACGTTACCGACAAGAAGGTCTACAGTAAAGACGGTGGCGGTGCCCTAATCACTGTTGTTGGTACCTTAGGTAACCAAAATGCCAACGCTGTTGCTGTCACAGGCGGCAATATTAACGGCACAGTGATCGGTAATGCCTCTGCAGCTGCTGCCACTGTGACGACCTTGACTGCTACTGCTGATTCTGCCTTTACATCGACTGGTGCTGTTAAGATCCCAGCGGGTACCGCTGCACAGCAACCAGGAACGCCTACTCAAGGTATGATCCGTTATAACACCGACACTCCTGGCTTTGAGGGTTACTCAGGATCAGCTTGGGGAGCGTTAGGTGGTGGTAATACTACGAGCAAAGGCTTGTGGGAAAACTCACAAAATATTACAGCTAACTACACAGTTACTACGGGCTACAGCGCTATGTCATCAGGACCAATCACTGTTGATGCTGGTGTCACTGTTACCCTTCCAGCAGGTTCACGCTGGGTAGTTCTTTAGGAGATATAAATGGCTTCATCAATCAACGCAAGTACCTCAGGAGCAGGTGGTTTAATTTCCACTGCTGACTCTTCTGGGGTTTTAAATATTCAAACAGCAGGGACGACAGCCATCTCTGTTGATGCATCGCAAGCTGTAACTTTGACTAACGCCCTCCCTGTTGCTTCTGGCGGCACAGGTGCGGCTACATTAACAGCTAACAACGTTCTTTTAGGTAACGGTACTTCTGCAGTGCAAGCCGTAGCTCCTGGCACATCAGGTAACGTACTTACATCTAATGGTACTACTTGGACTTCTACTGCACTTCCAGCAGGTGGTGTTACATCACTTAATGGTCAAACAGGTGCGATTACTAATACTGACCAATATGCAATTGGTAGCTATGTATGGGGAAGGCCTAAAAATGGTACAAATTATGCTATAAATAGTACCGTTGCAGGAAGTTCATTATATACAGTAACTGGCAATGTGGAATATGTTACTGCGGCAGTAAATAATTTTGCCAAAATAAAAGACGGTGCAACTTCTGGGTTTACTCAAACATTAGTTAATACTGGGACATGGCGGGCAATGTCGGCAGCAGAAGGAACAGCTACTTATTTTGGTTGTGGTCTTTGGGTTCGCATTAGTTAAGGATAAATGATGAATTATACAAACGTAACAAACCCTACTTGGGCAGATGCAGAACATACAGCAATTAACTGCGACGTAGACTTTGATGATTTACAAGAAGAGCTAGTACCTTTTACTGCTAACCCTTTAGACACTGCTAACCCTGCATCACTAGAAATATACGATCAATGCGTAGCAGGTGATTATGGCCCTATAGCTGAATACGTACCACCGCCACCTTATGTACCAACTGCTGAAGGTAACAAATCAACAGCGGTAACGCTGTTACAACAAACAGATTGGACTACTATTGCTGACGTGGGTAATCCTCAGTTATCAAATCCTTACCTAGCAAATCAAGGTGAGTTTATTGCTTACCGCAATGCAGTTCGTCAGATTGCACTTAACCCCGTAGCAGGTAACTTAGACTGGCCTACACAGCCAACAGAACAATGGAGTACACTATGAGTTCAGTAGTCATCGCCGGAGATACATCCGGTACCGTTACCTTGCAAGCGCCAGCGATTGCAGGCACAACGACACTTAATTTACCAGCCACGTCTGGCACGATCATTACAGGTGCTGGCGGTGTAACAGCTGTCACGTCAGGCGGCACAGGTGCATCTTCCCTCTCAGCCAACGCTGTGATCCTAGGCAATGGCACTAGCGCTGTGCAAACAGTAGCACCTGGCACTAGCGGTAACATCCTAACATCTAACGGCACAACGTGGACAAGTGCCGCAGCTCCTGCTGGTGGCTTTGGCAATATGCAAGTATTCACATCAAGCGGAACATTTACTGTCCCTGCTGGCATTACTAAAGTTAAAGTCACTGTCATTGGCGGAGGTGGTGGTGGCACACAAACAACTACTAACCAAGGTGGTGGTGGTGGTGGCGCAGCAATTGAAATTATTTCAGGGCTTACTCCTGGTGGAACTGTTGCAGTTACAGTTGGTGGTGGTGGAGCTGGTGGCGTAAGCACTGCTTCAGCAGGAGGAACTTCATCATTTGGCGCTTACTGCTCTGCAACTGGTGGCAGTGGTTGGAATGGCTCTAATAATAATGGCGGTATTGGGTCTGGTGGAGACCTAAACATATCTGGAAGCTCTGGTCAGGGTGGATACGGCGGCAGTACAATATTAGGAGGCATGTCTAGTGGTGTTTCAGGTTCTGCAGGAAGTCAATATGGCGGTGGTGCTGGTACTAGGTCTGGTTCAGCAGGCCCTGCTGGCGCGGCTGGCGTAGTTATAGTGGAGTATTAAGATATGAAAAATGCATTAGTTTCACCTAACGAACCAGTACAAAACTGGGATGGGACAACAGGTTATCGCGTAGCGGAAGTAGCAACACAGACCTTTGAGGTTGCGTCACCATTGTTTTGGACAGACTGCCCTGACGACTGCGTAGCTGATCAGTGGTATTACAGCACGGCTTCTGACAATTGTGAGCCTAAGCCAGTAGAACCAACCCCTCCAGTAGAAGGAGCATAACATGGCAATAACACTTAACGGCGACTCAGGGATCACCAACGTCAATGGTACCGCTGCAGCGCCAGCAATCACAGGAACTGATACCGATTCAGGTATGTACTTTGGCACCAATACTGTAGCCTTGTCGACGAGCGGTGTAACAGTAGAAACTTTAACTACTTCTGCGGGCATCCCACGTATTCAAGCAGATTGGTCGCAATCTACTATTGCTAACAGAACAGCTATTCAAACGTCAACTACTAATGGCGGGACAATTGTTAACTTTATACCTAACGGAACAGGCAGCGGAGCTGTACTAGATGTATATAGCGCTAGTGACTTATCTAACTCGTCTAGATTTAGATTTGGAAACAACGGTACAGCCTGTTATATTGCGCAACAAATTCAAGGAACAGGCACATTTCTTCCTATTAACTTTGATGTGGGCGCTACAACTCAAATGTCAATTGCCACTGACGGTACCATTACATCTACACTAGGTGGTATGCAAGTTCGCTCTGGCACGGCTGTTGCAGCAACAGGTACAGCTATTGATTTTACAGGTATTCCTTCTTGGGTTAGACGAATTACGGTAATGTTTGATGCGGTAAGCACTAATGGAGCAAGTAATATATTAGTTAGACTAGGAACAGCCGCATCAGGAATTTTAACAACAGGCTATGCAAGTACAGGTTCTGCAATTCAAGGAACTGCTGTCGGTGCAAATAGTTTTACAACTGGATTTGCAATGTCAAATACAGATGGCGCTAGTGCTTCATACGTTAGATATGGGCAAATGACAATAAGTAGACAGAGAGAAGACCAAATATGGACATTCTCGTCAATATTGGGGGTTACGGGAGCAGCTTCTGCTAGAACAGAACACGGAGCTGGCGCAGGTTCAACCGCAGGTGGAGCACTCGACCGTATTCGTATAACCACAGCCAACGGTACCGACACATTTGATATAGGTTTTTTTAATATTCTTTTTGAATAGGATATAGCATGAGAATTGAAGTTAATTTAGAAACAGGTGAAACGACTGAACATCCTGATGCTCCTGTGACTTGGGAGGTACCAGTTGAAGTAGCACCACCTCAGCCAACTAAAGAACAATTATTAGCACAGATCCAAGCATTAGCTGCGCAAGTACAAGCTTTAGGAGCTTAGTGTGGCGACAATAAACGAAACCGAAGCGAGGCTTAACTCGCACGAGGCCGTTTGTGCCTTCCGCTACGAGACCATCAACGCTCGTTTAAAGCGACTAGAACAGATCATGATCGGTACAGCTGGTTTTGTCATTGTTCTATTGTTAGCGCAGCTACTCAAATGAAATCAGCCAAGCTATCGTTGTATTTTCTAATTGCCTTAGTTATTGGTGGCTATTTAGCAGTATTTACTAACTGGTGCTTTGCTGATGAAACCACAATCAATTACAAAGGGCAGCCTGTCCCTTCTGCAATGGCTCCTTCAATGTCAGCTTTCTCTCAGGACGTTTGTGGTATTGGCGTCTCTGGTGCTGTTAACGGCGGAGTATTTTCTGTCGCTGGTGGGACTATGGTAACAGATCAAAATTGCGTAAAACTAAAATGGGCTAAGTTCTTACATGACTCAGGCTTAAAAGTTGCTGCAGTATCTTTAGCTTGTGGTGCAGATAAAGCAGTGTGGCAAGCACTAGAAATGTCAGGTTCACCTTGTCCTATAGGCGGTGCAATTGGCGATGCAGCAAGGAGAGCTTGGTTTGAAATACACCCTGATTGGTTCCATGACTTGTATGGTAAGACTTTTACTCTCCCTCTTGTTACTTCTAGGAGCGAATAATGCTAAAGCGTATTGTTATGCAACTGAGTGGGCATGGTATGGCCCGGTTTACTCAAGCCTTGGCGTCGCTCAAGGTACGACTATGCAAGCTTGTCAGCAACTTGCGTGTCAGCTTTATCCTGGCATCCCTGAGTGTGGCCAACCTGTTCAACCGCCTTGTCAAGACATTGTCGAATTTCAAAGTCTTGCTTGTCAGCCTAACTACAGCGGTGCAATTAACCAAAGCCGCACTAAAACGTGTAGTGATAATCAGTGGTCAGATTGGACAACAACTTCTAACAATTGCACGCCAGACCCTCCAACGTGTCAACCTTCTTCGCAAGAAAGGCAAGTAGCATGTCAAGATGGGTACGTGGGATCTATAACGCAGCTGCAAACTTCGTCTTGTCCGGATCCTTACGGGCCGCCAGTGGTCGCACCTTGGATCGAGACGGCAAACACTTGCAAGATGGATCAGATCAATCCAGGGAATGTGTCAAGTCCAATAAGTCCTGCGAGTCCAATCAACCCAGTCAACACACCTGCACCTGTCACAGCGCCAGGACCTGTAACTGCGACAGAGGAGACTGTGCAGACAATGACACAAGCTGCTCCGCCACCGACGGTAAGCTCCCCAACAACCACGGCGACAGCTGCACCTGCAGCCTCTGCAGGGACTACCGAGACTACATCGCAGCCACAAGTTCAAGCACCATCCGCACCGAAGGGCAGGGAGCTGGTGCCAGGATTCGGGTTAGTAATGAGCCTAGAAGTACTAAACGCGCCAATAATACAACAAGAACAGACGTTGAACACGTTACTGGAATACCAACAGGAGTTACCATATGAACTTAGAGGAAACCAAGACTTCCTTCTTGGGCTTATCACTGAAGGCAATTTTGATCATTGGTGGGATACTGTCGGCAAGCGGAACGACGCTTTACGTCGGTATAACGACCTACAACCGTGTTATAGCTGCGACTGAGTCAATTGAAGCATACAAACCTTACGACGACAATGATCTTAAACGTTCTATCTTGGAAAAGAATGCAGCGCTAGAACAAGAAAATGCTAGACTTCGAGCTGAAGTAGACACAGCAAAGACTGCTTTACTCCAGGCTTCTACACAATTAGCTCGTGTGCAAGAGAAAGCAAGCGAGGCAGCTGTTGCTTCAACTGAAGCTAAAACTATTGCCCTTGGTACACAACGTGAAACCCAGGCAATGCTGTCTAGCATTCGTGAAGAGATCAAATCAACCAGGGAAGGCTTAGAAGCCCGCATGAAAGCGCTTCAAAAAGCTACCGTTAACCCATTAGGAAACTAAGATGCTGACACTACTATCTACACTTATTTCGTTTTTATCAGGAGGTTTACCAAATCTCTTGAGCTTTTTCCAAGATCGCTCTGACAAAAAACACGAGCTTGCCTTGGCTCAGATACAATTCCAGCAACAGCTAGAGATGCAAAAGGCTGGCTTTGTTGCACAAAAAGAACTTGAGGAGGTAAGACTCGATGAGATCAAAACTCAGACAGCTGCTGATGTTCACATTGCAGACATTCAAGCAGAAGCTAACCAGCGCAGTGCAATGTACGCGCATGATATTGCAATTGGTCAAGGAGCATCGCAGTGGATTATCAACATGCGAGCTGCGGTCCGTCCTGCTATTACTTTTGGCCTTTTTGGCCTTCTTGTGTTTGTGGATGTTTTTGGATTCTACTACGCAATCCATACAAATGTCCCTTTTGACGTCGCTCTAAATATCTTGTGGGATGATGACACTCAAACAATTTGGGCGTCAGTGGTATCATTCTGGTTTGGTACACAAGCGTTCCAGAAGAAATAATGAAGGCAAGCAAAAAACTACTTAAAATGTTGGCACACCACGAGGGCGTGAGGCAGCGCCCTTATCAGTGTCCTGCTAAACTATGGACTATTGGCGTGGGTCATGTAATGTACCCTGAACAGGCTAAGATACCATCTACACCTGAAGGCATGGCTAGACGTAAAGCATATCCGTTAAGACCTGAAGATAACCGAACATGGAGCAAAGAAGAAGTTGACTCAATACTGGCTAAAGATGTCGAAAGATTTGAGCGTGGGGTCGAACGCCTTATCACTGTACGGTTGGCACAGCACGAGTTTGATGCTATTCTATCTTTTGCTTTCAATCTTGGTCTTGGCACACTGCAGCGGTCAACCCTCAGGCAAGCGCTTAATAGGGGCGATAAAGAAGCGGCTATGGAAAGCTTGCTCAAGTATAACAAGGCTGGTGGGAAAGTCCTAAAAGGATTGGATAATCGTAGGAAAGATGAAGCCGCGATGTTCAAGGGCCTTCACAAGTAAGAGCTGTATATTTTTCAAAGGTTTTGGCTTATAATGGGCCGAAAATATTAGTAACGTCGACGTGCTGTCTGGAGCAAGTCTTTAGTGAGGGATCACAATGGCATATACCATGACTTTTGACAGCCTCCAAGTTGACCTTAGACGGTATCTTGAGCGCGGCTTTACTTTAGCAGACGACCCATACGTCTACGAACAATTACCTCGCCTAATTAACATGGCGGAGCGTCGTATCGCTCGTGATCTAAAGATCCAAGGTTTCATTGTTGCTGTCAATACTACCCTAACAAACGGCGTTGCTACCTATCAAAAGCCAAACCGTTGGCGTGATACCATCTCAATGACAGTTAAAGGCGCATCTAATGACATGGTGCCTGTCTTTACTAGATCCTACGAGTATTGCCGTAATTATTGGCCTGATGAAACACAAACAGGGCAGCCAGAATTTTACGCTGACTACGACTACACTCATTGGTTGCTTGTCCCTACGCCAAATGCAGCTTACGATCTAGAGGTGTTGTACTACGAATTGCCTGCGTTACTCGATGCTACGCAGCAAACAAATTGGCTAACAGAATACGCGCCTAACTTATTGTTATACGCAGCTTTGCTAGAAGCTACGCCGTTCTTGAAGAACGACGAGCGCATTACTACTTGGCAAAACTATTATCAATCCGCTGCTAACGCATTGAACACTGAAGATCTTAAGAAAATTGTGGATCGTGACGCTGCTAGGACGGAAGCCTAATGTCTTATACCAATGTCTTTACTGGTTCTACAATCTATCCATCAGAGGTAGCTCTCACTCAACTTGCCATGACGGCAAACGTGGAATTGTATTGGCCTGTCGAAGCACCAGATGGTGAACCTACGGCAGCTGAAATTGTTGAGATCACCAGCACAACAGGTTCCTGGTCAATTATCTTACCTGACGCTACGCAAGTTTCTGTTGGTCAAACGATCCTATTCAATAATCTAACTGGCACTAATATAACTGTTAAAAACCAAGCTGGCACGACCATCTTGTCAGTGACTAACGGCACGCAGTGGCAGATCTACTTATACAATAACACGACTGCTAACGGTTCTTGGCGCATTTACCAGTTTGGTGCAGGTACTTCTTTTGTTAACGCTGCCTCTTTAGTAGGTCCAGGCTTACAAGCTAACGGCTCAACACTAGAGACAATGATCGCCGTTAATAATGTTAATACGAACACTACCTTTGTTACCGCCGACAGAGCTAAGCTATACAACTGGGAAGGTGCGTTAGGCACATTTACCTTGCCTAGCCCTGCTGTAGTTGGCAATGATTGGTACATCAACGTTAGAAACTCAGGTACAGGCGAGCTTACAATTGATCCACCTGGCATTGCTAATATCAACGGTTCTGCTAACTTACAAATGGCTATTGGGGACTCTGCAACAATTGTCACTGACGGTACAGACTTCTTTACTATTGGCCTTGGTCAATCAGCTACCTTTGCATTTGACTACATTGTCGTCGATATTTCTGGCAGCACTGACTACGTTTTAACAGGCAGCGAATTAAACCGTATTGCTTACCAATTTACAGGTGCTGTTGGCGCAAATATCACTGTGATTGTGCCAAATACAACTCAACAATATTGGGTTTACGACAATACAACAGGCGGTTTTGATGTGTCTATTGGCACTGCTACCCAAGTGTCGCCTCTTCCTATGGTCAATGGTGCTAGAACTATTGTTTATTCTGACGGTTCTGACGTAGTTCCTGCTGTTACCGCCTTCGTTACTGGGACAATCACTGGAGGGACGTTCTAATGCCAGCCAGTGTAATGGTTCTCAAGTCAAGTCCTGGCATTAAGCGGGATGGGACTATTTTTGAGGGAGACTTTTACATCGATGGTCAGTGGGTACGCTTTCAACGTGGTCTGCCTCGTAAAATGTGGGGCTATAGATCGTTAAATCTATATCTAACACAGATCTCTAGAGGCTTCCAAACATTTACTGAAGGCAATCTTGTTTATTGTCACTCTGGTTCGCAGTCTTATGTTGAACGTTTTACTTTAGATTTAGATGGCAACCCTTCTGTTATTAGTAACCGTACCCCTGTGGCTGTTGCTGCAACTGGTACAGTAACTTTGACAGGTGGAGCGTCTGGTTCAGTAGACAATATTACAGTGAACGGTGTCAGTATCATGTCTGCGCCTGTGTCATTTACCACTGATTTAGCGACTACTGCCACAGCTGTGGCAGCCAATATCACTGCATATACTTCTAGCCCTAACTACTCAGCTACAGCTGTAGGCCCTGTTATTACCATTACCGCTGCTTCAACTGGTCCTACACCAAATGGCTTTGTCGTAGCTGCCACTGCAACAACAATCACAGTGTCTGACACTGATATGACCGGCGGTCAAAACGCTTACACTCCAGATGCAGACAACTGCTGGATGTTTGACGTCATGTTCTCATCTGTGTCACTAGCAAATGATCTAGTAGCGCACGCAGCACCTAACGAAGACAACATCGCTTCAACTGGTGCAGGTCATATTTATACAGGCGATATTACAGCAACTACTCCTCTATCTGAGGTGACACTACCTGCTAACGGTAACGTAACAGGCGGCATTGTGGTATTACATCCTTACTTGTTTTACTACGGCACTGCTGGTTTTGTAGGTTGGTCTGTGTCTGGCAATCCACGTGATCTTGTTGGTTCAGGTTCTGGCCAAGCGCGTATTGCTGGTCAAAAGATTGTTAAAGGCTTGCCTCTTCGTGCTGGCGCTGGTTCAGCTCCTGCTGGTTTATTCTGGGCTTATGACGCTTTGATTCGTTCTACCTTCACTGGTGGTGCTACTGTATTCCAGTTTGATACGATCTCTGCTGAGATCACTGTGTTGTCACAAAACTCAATCATCGAATACGATGGTATCTACTATTGGTGTGGTGTTGATCGTTTCTTAATGTTTAACGGTGTGGTACGTGAAGTGCCAAACAACATGAACATCAACTACTTTTATGACACACTAAACGACGAACAAAAGCAAAAGGTATTTGCAACTAAGGTACCTCGCTTTGGCGAGATCTGGTGGTGCTTCCCACAAGGGACAAGTACAGAATGCAACCATGCTATTGTTTACAACGTTCGTGAGAATACTTGGTACGACACACCACTACCTAACTCTGGCCGTGCTTCAGCTTCATTTAGCCCTGCCTTTGCAGCACCGATCATGACAGGTGTGACTAACCAAAATGGTTTAGGTTTCAAAGTATGGCGCCATGAGATTGGCCTTGATGAAATTGACGGCACCACAGTTAATCCAATTGTGTCTTACTTCCAAACGTCTGACTTGTCTTTAGCTGTGATGGCCAACCAAAACCGTAAATTAAAAATTAGTTATATCGAGCCTGACTTTGTACAAGTTGGTGATATGACAGTTGAGGTAATAGGCCGCGCTAACGCTAGAGCGCCTACTGTGACAAGTAACGTGGTGACTTTTGTTGATGACCCTGGATCAGACCCAGCTGCACAAATTGTGCCATTCAAAGAGCAACGACGCGAGATGCGCGTTAAATTTACAAGTAACACTATTGGCGGTGATTACCAAATGGGTCAAGTTTTAATGCACGTTGAGCCAGGTGACGGTACAATTACAGGATGAGTCTTAATATTACATTACCTGTTGGCATGGGCCTTATGGACTGGGCTGACCAAATTACGTTTGACTTAGATAATCAAACAAGTTTGTCTAAGTTATTGAGTGAAGATGAATGGCAAAACTGGGCGGTACAATTTGTGACAGCAACAGGCTTGTCTACTTATAACGTACCGACGCCTTATGATTTTGATGATTGGCATCCGTGGGCTGATGCCTTATGTAAGACATTACAAGCATGAAATTTATTGGATTTGAAAGAGAAGATGAAGCGATTCAGTGGGCTAAAGCGCGTATTGGTATTGACGGCCCTGTCGGTTTTTGTCGTGCTCTTAGTGCAGTTGACGCTGCTAATGATCTGGCTTTTGTGGTAGTACTGTCAAATTTTACGCCACGAAACATTGACATGCATACAGCTGCAGTTGATGGTGCTAAGTGGGCTTCTCCTAGAGAGGGTTTGAAATTGTTTAACGAAGTGTTTCACTATGCGTTTGACAAGTTAGGCGCAGTACGGGTAACTGGCTTGGTAAAAGCTAAAAACGAAGCAGCAAGACGGTTTGACGAACATTTAGGTTTTAAATTAGAGGGGATTATGCGTCATGCATTTGATGACGACGATCTTTGCATTTATGGCTTCTTAAAAGAAGACTTTGAAAATCACAGGTGGCATGATGGCAGATAAAGACAGCTTATTACAATACGTGGCTCAACAAATGGATCCTGAGCAACTACAACAAATGGTCGATCAGGTTGAGCAAGAGCTCAGTCAAGATCCTGAAGTAATGGCCGATGGTGCACAAGGCATTCAAGAGCTGATCAATCAGCTATCTTTTGTTGCTGAGAATCCTGAGTCATACAAGGATGTTGTTACCTCTGCTATCCAATCTGGTTTTATTGATCCAGAGGACGCTCCTCCAGAGTTTGATCCAATGTTTATTGCGGTCATGATTCTTGCGCTAGAAGAATTAAAAGCACGTATGTCAACTGGTCAAGGTTTTGCTAAAGGAGGTCTTGCTAAGGCTGCCAAACATCTAGCTGCTCAAGGCCGTGGCGGTGACACAATGTTGGCCCATATCAATCCACGTGAAGCAGAAGTCTTACGTCGTATGGGCGGTACTGGCACGATTAACCCTAACACTGGTTTGCATGAATTTAAAAAAGGTATTCTTAAGTCTATTGGTAAGGTCTTTAAATCAGTAGCTAAGATTGCTTTACCTATTGCAGCTACTGCGATCGGTGGTCCTTGGGCTGGTGCAGC